ACAATGCATCCGGAAACATTTGCTATTTTCCAATCAATCATTTTCTTAAAATCAAGAAATTTGCATCCGGCTTCAATGGCAAGGATTTCGCCACTGTCTGAAATCAAGGCGTATGAGTTTCCGGAACTGCTTGAACCCAAAACTCTAAGTTTCAATCTTTTGTCACCTCGCTTTCTCCATATCTCAAATAGCCGCTCCAGCCATTTGCTCCGCCGCAATTTTGCATACACCATTCATTAGAATCATTGATGTGTTCACATCGTCCACAATTCGGTACTTCATCGTCTGCGGTGTATCTTGTTAAATTATCCATACCCTACTCCAATTCTTCCTCTGCCGGAAAGTGAAATACTCCGCTCAAACCCATAGTGAGTTTTTCGTCAATATTTTCGTCAATTCCATCTGGCGGTGTCTGCCCCATCTTTAAAAGGCTGTGACACATATAGGCATATCTCAATTCTTCCATGGCTTTCTTTGCTTTTTCTTCGGTGGAGTATTTAGCAATAACAATGTCACTGACAAGATCATCTATCCCTGTAAGGTTCTTGTTCAAAAAATAGATTTCTCCATTAAACCTCTGAATAACTACTTGCTCATACGGAATATCAAGTGCTCCGTCCTGTGATATAACTCTCATGGCAACCTCCCTAATCTTTCATAAAGTCCGGTACATTCTCGTCATTCTCAACGACTTTCTCAGGCTCGACTGCTGCACCGTCAGTCGCTTCGGATTCTGCTACAACAAACGGCTCTGAATTGGCGTTTTCGGAAATTTCTTCCTGTGTCTGCTGATAAGTTTCATCTATCTGCATAAGAGACTGTTTTGCAATAGCATTAAGGTCTTTTGGATGCTTCTTGATTGCATTATTGCGCATCTTTCGAACGATCATGGATTCAGATGTATCAAGCCATGCGGCACTCATGTATGGTCTTGCAACTTCGCAGGAAAGCATATCTTCAACAGTTTTGCAAGCTAAAAGCTCTTTCAAAATTTCATTTTTCTTTTCTGCGATAGCTTTCTTTTCTGTTTCCGTTGCATCATAGCGTGTCTTTTTGCCGCCTTTTACAAGTCCGAAAGTCTCATTCAGAAGATTATTGCGAACATGAGCAAAAAGGTTTCCTTTTACGCTTTCACGCTCTGCTATCATATATTCAACTTTCCCATCTTTCATTTCCACCGGGTAAACAACACGGATAACTCTCTGCGAAAGTCCTTTTTCTTCCCATTCCGGCGGCGTAACTTCAATTCCTTTATGCTTTGGATATGTAAAATCATCACCTTCTTTCACAAGCCATACTGGATATACCTTTTTAACATCAACCCCAAAGTTTCGAAGGAGTGCATCGTTTCCGTCTCCTTCGATTCCCATTTCTACTTCCTTGTACCAATTTCCATTTGCATCTTGTTTGCTTCTCAACTGGAAGTAGCACTCTCTCGGCACTGCATTTGCATTAAGTTGAAGGCTTGATACCTGTCCAATAATCTGTCTCAAATTAGATCCATTCAAGTTACTCATGGCGGCTTTGCTAGATGTAACAAGGTTGTAAATAGCACTCATGGATGCCATGACACACTGCTTGGAATAATCATTAAGCACAAGTCCATGCTCTGCAAAGTCACGCTCCATAAGTCCTATGTACTGGTTCGTATAATAGGAAAGTTGTGTATTCATTTCCTGTTTTCCCTGCGTAGATACTGCCGTATTCTCTGCCATAATTAATTATCCTCCATTTCACTAAAAAAAGTTTTGAGAGCTTCTACTAAGCGTTCTGTTTCGCCTTTTCTTAATGTTTCCTTACCCTCCTTGGTCAGTTCTTTATTACTTGCTTCCTGCAAAACAAAGTTGTATTTCTTATCTCCGAGAACTCTCCTTAATGCTACCAAAAGAGTTTCAAATTCAGCCATGATAACCGGCTCTCTTCCGTCTACTTCTATTGTTCCAAAATCTGATTTAATCATATCTATTCCTCTCTTTCTTAAATCTCATTAAATTTCTGCACCGCATGCAATTCGTTCGGAGTCTTTGCATACACATTGCCGTCAACTACCACAAGGTAATCAGCACCCTCTTTTTTAAGTTCCACCTTGCATGACTTACTGTTTACATAAAATCTCTTTGTTTTGATAACCATATCTATTCCTCGCTTTCTTCAAATTCTTTTAACTGCTCCGCTAACTTCTTGCACTCTTCCGCAACGTATTCTTCGGTGCGAATAACATCGCCATCATAATGACACTGATTTTGAATATCTAAAATTCTTTCAAGTTCATCCCTGCGTTTCGGAAACTGCTTGATTGCATACTCGTAATCCGGTCTATCTCCTGCATGACCGCAATCAAATCCGAACCACCACAAATCACTCTCGATTGGATAACTTGAATGCTCTCCACCGCCTGCATATGTAATGCCACCGTGACACTGAAAATATGCTTCAATTCGGATTCTTTCATCTTCATCCAGGCAAGCACCAAGCAAAGGAAAAATTCCGCTTACTTCTCTGTCCCCGACATCGGCTTTCTTGATTTCAAGGTAACCACTGTAATCCTTTCCGTATAACGGATGATTCTTTGGAATGCCGACATAACCGCATCTGTGCCCGATACTTCTAAATATGACAACACATTTGTAGCCTGCGTGTTCAAACTCACGCTCGACAATGTACCGTTTTTCCGGCGCTTCATATTTCTTCACAACCGCCATCTTATCAGCACCGTAGGTTTCTACCCACTTCATATCAACTGATTTGTCAGTAACCGTCAACTTTGCACCTTTGGCATTTACAACCGTGTCACCGGCTTTTACATTATCCTCGGTGCGATACACGTAGCTTCTTGTGCTGTTTGGGAATTTCGCTTTGATATACTGCATTTATCATTCCTCCTCAATTTTCAAACCAAATGGAACGTTTCCATTAACAATAGATTGCCAATGTGTAATAACATTTGGACTAGCACTTGGATTGCATGGTTCCGTTGGAGCAAACATAAATCCGCTCTCCTGTTTCTCGGTTTCTTCATCCCATTCTTTCTCGGTTCCAAAGCCAAGATGCTCATAGAATTTTGGATTGTCCTCATATGTCGGGTATTCCGGATGCTGTTTCTGCCATTCCACAACGTCTACTTTAAACTTCTCCATATCAACAACCCATTTATCATGGGCAACCTTCCATTTTTCCACTTTATCGTTATTCTGGTTAATTTTGTTTTGAGCTTCTTTCTTGACAGATTCCCAAATTTCACTACTTATAGATATAAAAGAAGCTTTATACTGCGGATAAAGAATATTGTCATAATCAAGAATTTTCAACCCTGTCTTATTGTTCTGAAAGTTCCATTCTCTAATAACCTTCCACATAATGCATCCTGCTTGAAATCCGGTAATTCCACCTGTCGGAGAATTGTCAACCGCGTACATGGCTGCTATTCCTGCTGCCGCAACTGCGTGGCAAATAGTTCCATAATCATGCGAATAGTCTTCTGTTAAATGCCTTACAAATTCCGGAAGTGTTTCCACAGTCTGTTTTTTCGCTTCTTTGTACCATTCATTCTGGATTTTCATTTCCTCGGTAATCTGCTGTTTCATCTTCTAAACCCTCTCTTTCCTTTATTTCTCGCGTCTTTTTCGCAATACGGAAGAGAACAATGTCCGGCTCTTCCCCAGAACCCCTTACTTGCACTCTTCCAACGCTTGCATGACATGCACCGTGCATCCGGTTGTGTGATGTTGTTCTTTGTACCTACTCTCGACATTCGGCATCCTCGCTTTCTTTAAGTTCATCAAATATCCAAAAGTGTTCTTTATCGTGAATACAGTTATAATCAAACCACTGCTCACAACTTATACTGTTCTGATGAAATCCAACCGCAATACAATTCGGTTCTTCATACAAACTTTCAAGTACATCTGCCTGCTCATTAAGATTTGTATTTCCCTCAAACTTACGGAAAGCATCAATAACTTTGGGAATATCTTCTTTCTTAACAAGATATTTATCGAATGTGGTAAACAGGACGATTTTTTCATCATACGTGACAGATTTATCATCCACAAGATTCCAAATAGCTTTCATCTGCCCCATGTCAAATATTGATGCCCCATGACCACAATACTTTTTCCCTAAAATGTCCCACACTCGCATTGAACCACGCCATGCGTTACTTACCTCTCCAAAACTTTCAGAATCTCCATTTTTATCAAACTTAAAAATCTCAATGTAACTCATTCTACACGCCCTCGCTTTCTTCATTTTCTATTGGCATATCCAATGTGACCGCAACATCTCTGATAAACTCGTCAGGAATATAGATTCCTGCCTGTACGCATATCGCATACTGCACCTTTGCAATGCTTGTAATATCAGAACCTTGCTTTTCCATTGTCTTTGTCAGAACCTTAAGCAAATTAGCCACACCACCATGTGACTGCGGTGTTTTCCTTGCTGACATACTCCGAATCTCTTGAATATCCGCTTTCATATTTTCCATGAATTTATTTCTCCTATCATCGAACCATTTTTCAAATACATTCCACAGTTCTAAGAAACAGTCCGTTTTAAGTATTGCATCTTCGATGCTAGTGTATCTTTTCGAGAGAAACAGGCTTATTATCTGCCTTGCGCGCTTTTCAAAATATAATTCACAACTAGCTCTCAAAAAGTACCGATACCCAAAACCGCATCTACCATTAAACCAAGAAAACGAGTACCATGTGTTGCCTTGAAAATATGTATCGTATTTCGTATCCCACTTGGTAAACATTGGTTCTTCGCCCTTTCTATGCACCAAACGCTTAACGCATTTCTTATGGAATACTTCTTCGCACATAGCTTTGAATGTTCCCATGCAGAACCTTTCAGTCCCAAGGTCAAGCGGTTCTCCTGCTTTCATGTATTTGTCAATAATTTCGATTGCCTTTGCATTTATTGGATAGTCCATATCACATAGCTTCAACTTTCAACTGTTTGTCCTCGGAAACTGTCAGAAGAATCAACTGTGTATCAACAGCCGGTACATATTCATCATTGATACTTTCTGCACCATCAAGGAAAATCGGAACATACATATTAAAGAACTTCTGAAAACTGTTGCAAATATCAATCTTCGCTTCAATTTCCCTGCCAGTGTTAGTCGTGTCACCGAACACCTTATAAATGCCGGTTTCTTCATCAAGTACCGTAGGAATACAAACTTCCTTATATTCTCCGTTTTTCTGGAAATCGAACAACTTCCAACGTACAATACCGAAATGCTGATTGATTTCTTCAACAAGTAACTTATTCTTTCGTTTTGAAACTTCTTTGAGCTGATAAAGAATCCTCTCGGCATCTGCCTTTGCTTGTCCATACTCGTTCTGTTTATGTTGCATATCTGCAATCTTGTCATCAATTTGAACATTGTTTTCAGCCTGTGCAATAATCTTATTTACTTCATCAAGCTGGCTCTGCAGATCTGCTTTCTCGACTTTCAAATCAGTAACAATCTTGTCCGCACCATCAGATTCCAGCTTTTCAATATCGGCGAGAACCTTGTCACGCTCTGCTTTCAGTTTCACATAATCTTCATTCTGCGTGTAATCAGCTTCGCTCGGGATCTCGGATAACTGCTTCGAAAGTTCTTCTTTCTTTGCAATGGCATCCTGTTCCTGTTTCTTTAAAGCGTCAATTTCTGTATTCAGATCAGCATTTTTCTTTGTAAGTTCGGTAATAAGTTCTTTCTTCTCGGTGCCAATAGTATTCAACCGATTCAGTTCAACCTTTTTGTCAGTGTCAAACTTAAATCTTTTTGCTTTCAGTTTTTCTTCTGCATCCGCCTTGGCTTTTTCTTTCCGGCTTTCAAAATCAGCCTTTAACTGCTCGATTTTATCTTCTGGCAACTTCTGACCGCACAGTGAACAAACAGTGCTATTTTCATCAAATACCCACTTGGATTCGTCAAACAGGTAAGGCGCTTCATCAAATGCCTTGGCATATTCTGCATTGTACTTTTCTCCAATTTTCTTCCGTTCAGCATCCGCATCTGTGATAGCCTTTTCATTACCGACAATCTTATTTTCTTTCAAAGAAATCGTCTGCTCCAGATGTTTTAATTCATCTTTGCAACCGCACAGATCAGCATCAATTTCGTATCTACGATTGGATAATTCGCGGTTCATCGTCTGTGTAATTCCGGATATATCAAGTTGTAACCGCATTTCCTTATCGCGCAATTCGTCAAGCGAATGATCGGCACCGGCAATCTTCTTATCGCATTCAGCGATTCTTCTTGTCAGATCAGCCTTGGCAAGTTCCTGCTCTGCCACATCTACATCAACTTTTGCTTTCTCCAGCCCGATGATCTGATTTGGAATAGCGTCTAACTGCTCAACCGCCTTTTTCTTGGAAGCGTTATTCATGGCTTCAATTTCCTCAAATTTATAAGATTCAAGTAGTTTTGCAACATCCGCAGTTTCTTTATTCATTTGCGCAATCTCTAAATCTGTTTTTTCACTTGCCATAGCGAATAAGGATTTTCTCATTTCATCCTGTTTTTTTTTAAACGACAAATCCTTAGTGAACACATTCGGGTGCGAACAAATGAGGAATTTATCAAACTCAAACCCTAATTCTTCCAGATATGCCTTAAAATCACGTTCTGTCTTAGGCACAGAATTGATCTCATATGTATTTGTGATAGTAACTTTCGAAACTCCATTTTTATCCGGCTTTCCGACTTTTCGCTTCTGCATCTTGGAAAGAGTGATTTCTTTTTCGTCTACACCGACATTTGCAGTAACAGTCGGAATGCAATCTTCTACATTGTCCGGTCTAATGTTTGGATTGCTGACAAGTTCATAGTTCTTATCAGACATCAGCCAGTACCATGCTGAACCGATTGTGGTCTTTCCTCTCCGGTTCATGCCGGAAACCCTTGTTGTCTTGCCAAATTCGTATGTCTTATCCTTTACCTCCTTGAAATTTTCAATATGTAACGATTTCAAAATCATTCGCATTATTCTACACCCCCACGATTCCTTTTATTGACAACTCATATGTAACTTTTTCCATAACGTGACCATCTTTGCACGTTTTCTTGTATCTCCGGCTCTGTAATCTGCCGTACGTGCTTACCTTATCGCCTAAAGCAAGTGAGTCCGTATATTCCGCACACTTTCCCCATGCGATACATGTGATCAAATCCTCTTTTCCGTTTTCTCTTATGTTTTTGAGTTTCACATCACAGATTTTACGGCCAAGTGGTGTTTCTCTAAGATGCTTTTCCTCGATAATTCCATCAAGGCTTACTTCATTCAAAGGGCTATCATCCTCTGGTTTTGTGATTGTATCAGCCATAACATACATAAGAATTGCTTTTCCAGATCCGGTTTTTACGTGCCGGGTAATTATCTTTCCCTTGACACATACCGTTCCGCTAATTTCTGTATCGCTGATTTCTTTGTCAAACAGTACCGGAAGTATATCTGCAACACCGCTTTTTCTTTCAACTCCGATGAAAAATTTATAAAAATTCTTACCGTTTGATTTATGGCTTTCCCTTGGTGCCGATACAACATCACCGATCAGTGTTATTTTGTTCTCCATTGCTTCTCCTTTCCATTTCTCTGTCAAGAACCTTTTCAAAATTATCTTTATCATTCTGTTTCTTTCGTTTCCCTGCCAAAAGTTCAGCAAGCATACGCTTTTCTTCCGTGGAACATCTCGTGCCACTTATATACACAACGCCTACCATGCATCCTCTCTCATTCTGCGTTTTCTCTTAATTCGCTTGTCAAGTTCAGCTCTCTTTCGGTCTACCTCTGACCAGTAATACATGATTGCCGCAATTACTGCACCGGCTACAAATTTAATAGCCGACACATTCCCGGCCGCTCCCTCACTATCCATATAGCACGCGGCAACTAAGGAATACTCCATTGCAACCGCGCCTATGATGAATTGGATTACTTTTTTCATTCATGCTCCTTTCTGCCACTTTATAATGATAAAGCTATTAGTACCAGTCAGAAACAAACGTTCCGAGTAACGGACATACAACAACATCTATAAAACGCACAGAACCATCTTCCATGGAATATGTAAAAGCCATTGCAGGTGTGTAAGTCGAATCTCCTGTCTGTATCTGTGCATCTCTTACAGAGACTCCATATGTTGTTTCCTCGTCAACGAAAATGCTTGAAAAAGTTTCCGCAGAGTCAACCTTTGCCAAATAGTTGTCACCGCTACGAATTACCCTTGAATTAACTTTCTGAAATTCAAAATCGCTCATTTCAATTCTCCTTTCCATTATGTGTTTCGTCTTCCTTGCCCTGCTCACTATGTTTCGAAGCAGAACTCTCAACCATTCCAAGAACATATCCTTTCTGAAAATCTGTCATATTCGGAATGGCATCACGAAGTTTTTCGACAACTCGCTTTTCCTTTTCGCTCATACAATCACTTCCTTTCATGCGCAATATCTGATTTCGTACTCTGCTACAATGTTCAAGTCGCATCCGAAAATATACATTAAAATAGGAAGAAACTAATTTCTTTTGTACTTCCCATGCCAAATCATCCGTGAACGACTTGACCAACATTAGATAACCCTGCTCGGTAAAAAGATACATTCCGTTCGGAGCGGTTACACCAAATTCCCCCTTGGCTTCATCCGAATTTCGGACGAAGTAATCTTCTCCTAAAATAAAGTCTTTCTTATTGTCGTTAAATCTTTTTCTTGCTGTTCCGTCCGGTCTTTCATGTACCATGTCAATGTCCTTAAATGTGACCACTCGCTCGCCTTTGTACTCTTTGATGGAAATATCCGCATTTCCAATGTGTACTAAATTATCCATATTTTTGCTTCCTTTCTGTGATATAATATTTTCAAAAACGGAGGAATTAACATGCTTCTAAAAATTGAAAGAATAATATTAAAGAAAATATCTAAAACAAATTTTTCAATCGAACTTTCCGAAATAGGTAAATTCGATGAAGAAGATGTATATCAAGCGTTTTTGGATTTGCAGGATAGAGGATATGTAACAAATGTAAGTACATCTGCGGATAGATCAAATTTTAGCTTTATAGTTTCTCCCAAAGGAAGATTTTATAAAGAATACTTTTTCCTTTCATTTTTGAGAAATATCCTTATCCCATTTGTCGTTGCCATAATCACGGCAACCGCCACATATCATTTAGAAAAAGTAGCAGATAGCTATTCCGACAGCAGCTCCAGCCAATGCGCTTATGAGTTGAACTCCGCCAATAATGAACGGCTCAAACTTATCGAGTAAGTCGCGCTTTTGTCTGAACGTCATTTTCTTCATGTTCTCACCTCTCTTTCTTTGTACTTTGTACATTCTTATATTAGTACTCTGTACAATCTTTGTCAATAGTTATTTTTGTACATTGTACAATTTTTGTCGTTGACATTTGCGATTGTGACTTGTATAATCAAGTTGAAAGGAGGTGTTAATATGAAGGAGCGCCTAAAGGAGATAAGAAAAAGCAATCCTAATGGGAAAACTCAGGAAACATTTGCAAATTACTTGGAAATATCAAAAGAAAACATTTCTAGCTATGAATCCGGAAGAAGAAATCCATCAGATGCATTTATTAAACTTGTATGTGAGAAATGCAACGTTAATGAAGATTGGCTTCGCACCGGAAACGGAGAAATGTTTATGCCGGAAACAAAAGATGAGCAAATTTCAAAAATGCTTGCAGATGTTATGAAATCAGAAGACGGAAATTTTAAAAAGAAATTGATTTCTGCGCTAGCGCAGCTAGATAAAGATGGCTGGGATAAACTAGAAGAATTTGTTGATATGATTTCAAAGAAGAAATAAAAATAAGCCAAGGGCAATGCGCAAACCCTTGGCTTTCTTCTTATTTTAACAGTTCTTTTACAAATACGTATATGGCTCGAAGCCATCTAGTATTGTCGCATTTTTCAATCAATTCAATGATTTTGCTTTTGTAATACTCGTTTTCGTTGTTATCCATTGCTCCCACCCTTTCGATTCAAATGCTAACTACCCTCGACAATTATTATAGAACATACGTTCTGCATAGTCAATAACAACTTGGGGACAAAGCCAATGCCAAGCTTCATCCCCACCAGAACTTGAAGTGTCCTTTCGGACAAGTCCATAGTATCACTGTGATATGCATGATTTCAAGATTTTTCGGTCGCAAGTTTCGACAGAAAATGTCATTGCAGAGAAGCGGAAAGCTGTTTCTCAATCTCTTCTTGCACTTTTGCGCGCCAACGCATCGGCACTTCATCAATCGTCATTTTCTTGTCTACCAGAATACGTCTCACGTAGAATTTAACCATATCCTACACCTCACTTTCTGCGGTAATGCTTGCCAATTCTTCGATTGCTTCTGCGTTTGCTTCGTGTCCTGCTTTAAGCTCATCAATTGCCTTTTCCATTTCCGTCTTTGTCCGCAAGCTGACCGTTACGGTGTATGTACCATCTTCCTTACCTGCCTCGTCCGTATTCGGTGCGTATGTAAACCCATCGGATTTCAGATCGGTGTATTCCCCCGACACTGCATCGTTGTGTGTAAATGTAACTTCCTGCAGGTTGTCCTCTGTGAAAGCATCCGTGATGGTCTTTACGGCTTCGAAATTCTCTGCCTTGATCTGGATGTTTCCAAGGCTTGCACCATCGGCAACCTCGAACTCTGTTTTATTTGTTAAAATTATTTTATCCATTTTTTTTACCTTCCTTTCTTCTTTAAGCTAAGTGTATAACTAATGGCATATATCTAATTGTCGATGTTGTGGTGTTTTCATTACGTCCAGCAAATTGAATTGATATATTATCGTTTTTTGGGCTATCTGTGAAGTTGTAGCTTATACATGAACCTTGTACTTCAATCTTTTCACTGTTAAGCGTATTTACATCGATGATAACAATACTATGAGCCGTTAATGTAAAATTAACTGTCACGTTAACTTGTCCACCAGCTGGATACTTTATATCCTCAACATGATAGCCGCCATTGTCTGGTTCCCATTTGGTGCCACTGAAAGATGCCAAACCAGTGGTTCCACTAACAACGCAAAATGGATTCCCAGTAAATATGTTTTCAATAGCAAATGATGGAATTTTCTTGGTATTGAGCATATCATTTATCGCTTTGATCTGGGCTCCAAGACTTCCTTTCACGTTTGGATTCGCCTGCCTTGCATCAAGTGCGAAACCTTCCTCTGTTGTAGTTTGGTTGTTTACCACGTTCGCCGCAGGAAGCGCGCCATTGATGGTTTTCTTTAATTCTGCTACATCCCCATTTAGCTTCCCTGTGTCACCTGTGTATGGTACGAAATCGTCGTATGTTGCGGAGAGGTTGGTGGTGAGCATTGGCTTAACTACTACGTTAGATAAAGGGGCTTTATCGCCAATTCTAATATAAAACCATACTTCTGTATTTTCCAATATCTCTGCTATGCCATCCTGATCTGCCAATATGTCATTACCATCTTTGCTTCTTAATGAACATGACGCACTGGAATTTGAATTGCTTATTCTTGTTACTTTATATGAGCCTTTATTGACTGTTAGTTTATCAACAATAAAGAATGTTGGCACTACAGTAGCCGTTCCATTCAAGGTATAAGTGCCATCTCCATTATTGGTACAAGTTACTCCATTTTGAGTAACGGTTTCAAAAGTAGGCTTCAAAAGATTTACGGTTGTTTCTTTTCTTATGTCAGTTAAGTTGCTAGTTACAACTTTATTTTGCACAGGGTTAGTGGATGTCGAGGATAGAGCGTCATCTACCGTGACTGCGCTACCCACAATCGACTTAGTCCAATATTCTGTATTGCTTGTTACTGTTCCTGCCGGAACATTCTTTTTTGCAAAATACAATGTGTTATTATAAGTTACTGCATCCAATCTCTTATATGTAGCATTTGCGCTCCAATCACCTTTTGGCACAATTGCTACTCTTCCTGCTATAGCCATTCTAAGCCACCTCCCAATTCAAATTTCCGTCATCATCAACGACAAAGTTATATGCCGAATTGTCCGTATAAACCAACTCCCCATCCTCATTCACATCAAACTCTGCCATTTTGAGTTTTTTGTTAATCTCGCTTTCGATTCCCTGCGCCCGATCTGCGCTGTCCTTGGCGTCTGTAGCAGATTTTGCCGCGTTGGTTTCGGATTCTCCTGCACTTTTGGCAGATGCTACAGCCTTTGCAGATTCAACCTTAATGTCTGCAAGATAATCCGGGCGCAGATGCTTTTCTTGGATACTTCCCTCTTTCACGATTGCGGACACCTTACCGTCACTGCCGATTGCAAATGCGATTGTATCAGAATCCAAGAACTCATACTGCGTGATCAGCGCGGATAAGTCCACGTTCTGCGCCGTGCCATCGTTAAGCGTGATTACCAACTGCTGACTTTCCGGATCATACTTGAAGTTGACCGCCAACTTCTCCAACTTGGTATCAATAACCGCCTTGGAGCCGTTCATCTTAACAACTGTCAGTGTGCCGTTAGATTCATCCCAAAGGATTTCCTTTACAAGTTCGTTAGCCTTGGTCAAGTCAACTTTGGATGCATCCATAGCAACCACGCGATCATCCAGATTGTCAATCGCCAAGTCCATCTTGTTAAGATTGGATTCATTTACCGCTGTTTTTTCACTTGGGAGATTCTCCCAGTTGATGCGGTTATATATTTTCTGCATGGCTCACACTCCTTTCTAGTGCGGATAATCGTTGCTCAAAGTCCTTCATCTGTTCACTCAAATTTTTGTTTTCTCGCTTTAACTTTTCAATCTCCTTTTGTTGTTTTTGAATCATCTGAACATGCATAGCATGAAGCTCTCGATAATTAACGTGATGCAACTTATCATCGACATATAAATCAACGTGTTCATCCGTGTCAACCGGAAGATATTCATATAACGACGTATCGCGTTCCCTAATTCCAACATCTAACAAGGCTTTTTCTAATTCCTGTGAGATAAAGCCGTAATGATATTGCCTGCTATCGGAAGATTTAAGCCCCGGCTTATATCTAAATTTAACAGGATGTAGTTTTAGATAAGCGGATTCTAATTCTTCCGGCAAATCAGTTATGTGATCCTTGATTCTTCTATCAGATCCGGTGTCAATCGTATATACTTCGCCATGAATTTGATATGTTCCGCTGTCTCCACCAATCACATTTAAAAATCGAATTGCTTTTTTAATCGTTGCGTTGCTGGTTGTTCCTGTTGGATAAGCCGTTATATTTTTTACCGGAATATCAGGAATGGCTTGATCTACATAGCTTTCAGTTGCCAAGTTTTCCCCGTTTGCGTCAGTAACAGACGATAAATCCAACCTAACGTTCTGCAAAAATGCATTATTTCTTCCGTCATGACTTAATATCTCTACTCCATATGCGTCACCGCTGTCAAAAAGCAGAGAGTCTATTATATGTACTCGTCCAAGAGCGTCCAGCTCGAAATTGTTACACTCTACAATCAATCGGTTTCCGCGTAACACAATCTGGTCGGCACTGGCATTAATCATAGAAATAACTTGGTCATTCTCATCCCTACCCAGCTTCAATTCCAATGATGCGTCTAATTGCCCTTCCGCTTTTTGTGCTCGCGTGACTTCTGCAGTAATTGCGTCTGCTGTCTGCGTGATATTCGACTTCAATTCTCCCTCAGCATCTGTAGCGCGCTTTACTTCTGTAGCAATACTTTCTGCGGTCTGCTCAAATTTAGAGCTTGTCTGTTTTTCTAAATCCTCATACGTGGATTGAAGATGGTCTGCGTTCCTCTCTAACTTTCCGGTACGTCTTTCCACGCTTTCAATCGTATCTCTGATAGAATTAACCTTTGCAGAGTGTGTCTGCGTGCCCTGTGCCGAGATTGAATCTCTCTTGCTTTGTACTCCGGTTAAAGTGCGTTGCAATAGATACGTTTCAACAATCTCTCTCGTGGTATTGAATCGGATTGGTTCCCCAAGTGTCAGACATGGATTTCCGACACAGGTGCAACTTTTAATCGGTGTATATGCTGCTTTTGCCATAATCGGCAATAGGTTATTTGCAATCTGTTCCAGCTCTGCTCCGGTCTTGTCTGATACAAGAAAGTTTCCTGTAATCGAATAGTTGTTTCCGGCAGTTCCAACAATAGCACCGGCATTATCTTCGCTTGTCTTGATTTCAAGCTGTGTGATCGCCTTGCTTTGGAAGTCCTCATAATCAAACGTGATATAGTGTCCGGTCATGGACTCTGTGTTCGCATCAGACGGAAATAAATTGTCAGATGGGAATAAATCTTCTGCCGGATAAAGTGCGCTTGTGATTGCTTTCAGAAAGACATATTCAAACTTTCCATCCCGGTTCATGTTCCCGAAGCATCCATTGATCTCGCATATTGCCGTCACAACCGTTTTGCCGCTGATTGCAGACTCTTCTGTGACCGCGCTTGAATCGTCCGTCTGTGTGGCTACAATCGTCTTATTGACCGTCATGGAATCATTGGCAAGGCTTGTTTCTACTTGCGCAATTCCAAGATACGCAAAAAAGCTATTACGGAACTGCTTAAGTGTCATTGGAAAGCTAAGTCCTGCATACCAAGACTTTACATCCGTATTGATAATGTCATACATAGCGTCATATGCCGTAATCTGCCGTTTTGTTCGGTCAGCCGTAGGAACATCGGATGCAACCTTAAAAACTCCGTATGGCATCGGGTTTTCGCTATCTCCGTCAATCGTTTCTTCGATAGAGATTGTCTTTCCAATAATGTTTCCTGCGGTGTTTCGTGCCGTGAATTTTACGCAATTCGCTTCGCACGCTCCAAACTTTAATTCAGACTCCGAACAAAGGCTTTCTTCGAGAGCGAACGTACCGATTTCAAGCATCGAATTGTCTATCTTCTGGTTCGTTCCAACAACAGATATGACCATCTGTTTATCTGTCGAGGAATCCCAATACTTTTCTTTCAAACTACTATTTATCATACACACCGCCTATAAATGAAAACTTGATTGCGTCATACTTAATCTTCCCATTTGCCACAGAATAGAACGTAGGCTGAATATCAGCGATATATCCGTACTGTGTCACATATCCGCGTTTTTCCGGCACGTATGCCGTGATATAGCCACCGCGCTCCTTTGCCTTGGTATAGTTCTTCTCAATATTCTTCCAAAAATCATCAAACTGCTTTTCGGTCAGCATGGCTTTGGTTTCAAATTCGACCTTTAGGGCTTTCAGTTCCACGGCATCACGATGCTCATATCCGTTTTCATCCGTCCAAGGGTCTTTGTCCTGCATATTTACATAGGAACTAAACGTGTCCTGCTTTATTAAATTGTTCGGTATGGTATAATTCCCAAACTTTACTAAATATCCGCCATATCCCATCGTTTACCTCCTAAAAATGGGTATAAAAATAGCACCTACCGTTTGGTAGATGCTATCCATTTGATTAAATTTTAAGCTACTACTGATTCCCATTCAGATTTCAGCTTTTCTACATCGTTTTCAAAAAGTTTGCAAGCGATTTCGTACAACTGCGGAATCATTCCCATTTCCCTGTCTATATAATCCATCTTGTTTCTTACTTTTGGCTTGAGCGTGCACCCTTCCATCCTTGATTTAAGGTTGCAGTGATATTTCCTTTCAAATTCTCCATAAAGCAACGAATAGCGTTCTTGATACTTTCCATCGGCACCGAAACGGACAATCTGCGTTATCCGCTGTCTCTTAGTTGCCAAGTCAATATCATCAACGAGTCCGATAATAACATCTTCTTTATGGATGATTTCTTTCTGCTGTCTTTTAATGGTTTCGTTCTGCTCTCTAACAGTTTTTAATGTCTGTGAAAATATCAGCTTAGTGTTTTCATCTGCATATGGCAGGTAAGTGGAAATAAATAATTCATCATTATTGACATATCCACCTGTTTTACGGATTGTAGGGATAACCTCGGATGTTACCCATTTGCGAAACTTCTTTGCGTTCGGTTTATCGCTTCGAAGAATAACCGCATATAAGCCAGATTCAGTAACAAACCAAGTTTCTCCTTGACGGGGTAAGTTTAACTTACGTCGTTCATCCTCGTCTAGTCTATCAGCAACAATACGGCTGTTTGACATTTCCAATGCCCTGCAAACATCAACAAGGCAAAACATCGGTTCATCATCGACCATGGACATTCTAATCTGTCCGAATATCGGATTCTCAAATACCTCAATGCTATTTTGAATCTTAAGCATAAGTTGTGATTTTTTCATTCGTGTCTACCTCCATACATTTTTATCTGAATAAAAAAGAGGAAACCGGTTGTGAAATCACATTGGTTTCCTCTTTCGTACAGTATGGCGTTCGAGTAAGTAATCCGCATCTTCACGGATAAGGTTGTTTCCTTAGTAATAAGGATAGACTATTTTTGATTTTGTGTCAATCCGATTTTGGAATTAAAATAAGCCGTGTTTCCACGGCTTAAGTGTCATTCATTTTTTAATCTTTACTGCAACCAAGTATATGTATATGCTTCATCAACATATATCTTATAACTGCTCGGATAGATCGTATCGTAATTTGAATCGTACGGAAAACTAAATGAAAAATAATCTGTATCTCCATTCTTTTCACATTCTGCATAATGATAATCATATTTGATCAAGTTGCCAGATGCATCATACATTACGCAAGAAATTTTCACAAATGAAAAATCTTTTCCGGAATCGTTTGTAGCTTCAACCGTAACATTATCTGCTCCAATGTCCGATTGAACCATTATATTGCGAACATCACAAACAGCATTTGTTGCTTCATCAACACTCAACGACATTTTATAGTTATCATAAGAAACATCGTTATAATCAGAATCGCTCGGTGCGTCAAAATAAAGAACACATTCCTTACCGGATTCAAAAGCTCTGTTACAATCGCTTTTGCTATCCAGCATTTTACCGTTTTTGTAGTATACAAGTTTTGCGTCAAGATCAACATTTACCTTGTTGTTGTTTTTCAAGATAGCAACAACTCCATGACCACTATCTTGGTATTCAATTGAGATGTTTTTCTTTACCTTGTTCGCATTAAAGGAAGAAGTGACGGTAACTTTGCAAGAAAGCGTTTTCTTTGCAATTTTTGCTTTTACGTACGTTGTTCCTTCCCCAACCGCCAGAACCTTTCCAGACTTGTTTACAGAAGCAACATATTTATTGCCACTACTCCATTTAGCAGTTTTCCTCATTCCGCTTATCTTTAATGTTGCGGATTCTCCAATTTTTAAATTAAGAGTCTTTCTGCTTAATTTGATAGTTGCCGCCTGTGCAACAATCTGTTTCCCATCTGCATTTTGGATTGGCATAGCCGAAATCAAAACGGCAAATGCCAACCCCATCGCTACTAATAATTTTTTTGTGCTTCTCATAATGACTCCTTTCTTGTGATATGATTTATTTAGAATTATATCACGTTCTATTATAGAAGTCACTAAAAAACATATACATTATCTCCGGTTCGATTGTAATGTTCTCTACCATAATCCCTTGCAGCTTTTCCTATGTCGCTTGTAGTAATTCCGAAATTTTTCTGTAAAATAGCTTGTAATAACTGATTTTGCTGTCGCAATAAGGAAACCTCTTGCGCAGATGTTGAATTGATAGCATCTTTGATTCCAGTAATTTCTTGGCTTCCTGCGACCGCCGGCTTACCTCCGACCGTTCCCATAAGTTCCGGAAGCCCGTTTTCTCCAACTGTTGCTATGCTATATTTATCCATAAAACCGCCCGTTGCATAAGCCTTTACTTTAGGTAGGCTCACTTTCGGCACAAGATCGACTCCGCTCCACTTTACCTTTGCTACTTTAGCCGCCGCAGAAACAACACTGTTAAACCCTCTCAAAACGGTATTCACTCCACCGATCAATGAATTTATTGCTGTTTCAATTCTTGAAATTACGGTGTTCATTGCCCCGGCAACTCCACTTTTCACGCTATTCCATAATTTGCTGAATATTTCAGCTACACTTTCTTTCATCTTCGAGAAAGCATTTTTTATCGGGGTGGTTACATGTTCTTTAAACCAACTAGAAACACTGTTCCACGCCCCGGTTACCGCTGTTTTTGCCGCGCTAAATGCTTTCTGAATAGATTCTTTTGCTGAACTAAAAGCATTCTTAATAGGTGTTGTAACATGCTCCTTAAACCAACCGGAAACCACAGCCCATACCGATTTCACAGTTGTCCATAGAACCTTGAATATAGTCGATACTGTCGATTTCAATAATTCAAAGTTCTTCTTTATTGGCTCAATGACTTTTGTTTTAAACCAATCAGAAACAACAATCCATACCGCCTTGACAATAATCCACAATCCTTGAAAGATTTGACCAACTCTTTTCGAAAATCCTTGGAAAAATGAAACAATAGGAGTTATAACATTAGTATTGAACCATCCAGAAACTGTTTTCCATACACCGGATATATCTTTCCATAAAGAAGAGAAAAAACCGGAAACGGATTTCCATAATCCCTCAAAAAATCCGCTTATTGGCTTAATCACATTAGTATTAAACCAATCTCCGGCTTTTGAGAAAATTCCTTTTATTTCTTTCCAATGATCCTTGACTACTACAGTTGCCGTTGCAACAGCAGCTACTATTCCTGCGATAATAGCTGCCGGTGCTGCCGCTACCCCTAAGATAACCGCTCCGACTGCCGTAATCGTAACTCCGACAAGCATAAGCGCTTCATTAAGCCAACTGAATCCGTTCTTTAACATGGTCACAAAGTTTGATATTGCAGTAAACGCGCCAATTGCAACAGAGCCAATCCCGGTTATAGCTTTTGCTACCGGACTGATAAAAGAAAGTGCGCTCTCTGCCGCACCGCTACCGAATAAAGCTTTGACACCAGCTGAAACAGTTGTTCCAAGTGTAGCAAACGCCCCACCTATTTTTTTTGACAAAGCGGTAGACAATACTGCCGAGATTCCCTCATTTGCCGCAATTTCAACGCCAAGCCTTGATGCAAGTGAACCAGCTATTGCTTTTGAAATGGAAGTTCCGATTATATCAAGTGCGGTTTTTGCAAGATGCAATCCAAGGATTTTTTTGATTGTCAACGCACCGATTATGATTCCAACTGTTTTTACATCTAGGTTGCTTAAAAACTCCTTTGCTCCGTTCCATACATCCTTCCATGAAATTTTACTTAATGCTGTCGTAACTGTATCAAACGCGCCCTGCGCCCACGAATTAAGCGTTTTAGCCAATAATGCAAAGTCAAAGTTTTGGAAAAACTTGTTTATTCCGTCTGCGATTGAATTTCCAAATTGCTTCCAATTAAATGTCGTTCCAAACGAATCCAATCCATGAAGCACCGTGTTTAATGAATTTGCGATCAGTTTTCCGGTTTCTCCGAAAAGCGTTGTTCCTTTTTGCCCTTTAAATAGTCCGTTAAGGAATTTGGCTAATCCCCTTCCAAAACCTTCAGCTTTTGCATACACTTTTTTCCATTTAATTTTTTTCATTGCGTTAATTAACGCACCGGAAATAGACTCTCCCAACTGTTCAAGGTCTTTGATTTTGCTTTTGAATTTCTTAAAGATGGTGTCCGTCTGAACTAATCCACCATCAGCACCGGTGCCGCCACCAGCACCTGAACCAGATCCAGAACCAGAACCTTTATTCCCGGAACCGGAAGTATTATCTTTACTTTGTTTTGAAATAACCTTTAATTCATCAAATGCACGAGTTGCCTGTTGGATTTCCTTTTTTGCTTTCTTGGCATTCTTTGCGATACCACCCGTATTTTTCCCTGCGCTTCCTGCAGCATCACTTAAATCATCCATGCCAGCAGACGCACTTCCAATATCATCAGCAAGACCGCTGATTCCTGCCCCTTTGCTTGCTTCATATCTCCATCCGAAGATAGAACCTAAAGCATTTGTTACCATCTCTGCGAAGGAAATAACCTTTTGCAGAACTGCATTAAGTACCTTGATAAATGGCTTAAATGCATTGATTAAACCACCACCAACAACCGCTCCAAGTGCTTTGAAATTCTCTTTAAGCATGGTTATCTGGTTATGCCACGTATCTGCTGTACGTGCGAAATCTCCGGTAATATTGGTTGTATGCGCAAGCACATACTGATAACGCAACATGGCTTTTTCAGCCTGCGTCATTGAGGAAATGTTTGCATCAAGCCCTTGCTTTAACGCCCATTCCTTCAATGTTGCCTGTGTCAAGTCGATACCATAACGCCGCATAGGTGCCGTAGTACCGGAAAATACAGATTGCAGACTCTTGGCAATATCTTCTTGACTCACATCGTAGAATGAAGCCATATCTCCGGCTAATTCTGTCAACCGGATAGACATTTTTGCCATCTGCCCTTGCGGAATATCAAGGGCGGTTCCCATGGCTTGGAAACGGCTTGCGAACTGTTTCGCAGACAATTCGGACATACCAAATTTTTCAATTGATGTTTTTGCGAAATTGTTAATTAGGCTTTCATACTGCCCGAATGTCTGCCTTACAACGTTCTCAACCTCTGTCAGTGAGGATGATATGTCAATGGCATCTCCAAGTAGCCTAAATCCGCGAAATAAAGCCCAGTACGTTGCATACACTTTTCCGATTGCTGATGCAAGGGAGAACGACTTCTTTGTTACCACGGATGCACTTGAACTAAATCCGCTAAATGAGCTTGTTATACTCTTTGCCGCTGTTCCTGCCGCTCCACCGGTACGTGATAATTTTGCCAATGCATTTGTCATGTCAATAATATTCCGGCTTACGCTAGGGGCTTTCGACAGTTCATACATAAGCTGTCGCATAGCAACTGCAAGTTTCGGAATATTTTCAATCGCCTTGGTGGAACTCTGGTAGCCAAGCTGTTTGATTGCAGATGCAAGTTCGGTCAGACCCTTAACAGATGCTGACATTCCAGAAATCCCTTTTAATGCATTGGAAATCTGACGCATAGAACCAGCCGCAGCATTAATCTGTTTGCTGTTGATGGAGCCTAATTTGCTTACGTTTCTTGCGACTGCGGAAAAAGTCCGTGTGTCAATTCCACGCATTGCCGTCATTGCCCCTGCAAGTCGGTTTACCCCTGTGGAAAGACTATTCAGATTCCCGGTACTAAGTCCAGAAAGCGCGGAAGATAATCTCCCAAGCCTTGTCACAAGCGCATCTATCTGACCGCTTGCCTGTTGTGCCTGTGCTTGAATTTTTATTTCAAGAGACTCTAATTCCATTTATCCACCAACTTCCTATAACTTTTTTAGGTTAGCGGCTATCTTCCACATTGATAGCCGGTTAAAAAGACGGTAAGATTTGACCCTTACCGCCCTTGAATTACTTTTTCAGTTTTCCCTTTTTCAGAAGAGAAAGCATTTTTGAATTTTCCTCTGATGTAAACTTGAAATTGGAAAATCCGTTCTTTTTTGCGATTTCCGCGCGATGTTCTTTCGACACATCATCTTCCCCAACCGCTTTTAATGCTTCAACGATTGAACCGGAATTTCCGGTATACTTCGGATAATACTTGGTTTTGCATTTCTTTGCGCCTTTTACAACAATAACTGTGTGCCCTTTTATGCGTGTCACAAGAATATCTCCGTTGCGAAGAATAAACCCGGCATGATATGAACCCATATCATCAAACAAACCGGATTTCAAAATTACCGGTCGTTCATTGGATGTATTAAAATCTCCCACATCCTTACCGGATGCATAGATAATACAAGCACGTACAAGGGACGAACAATCGCATTCCGTCTTGACCTTTGTGTTAATTCCATGTTTAATGACTCCGTAGCGTTCCGATTGGTCATAGCCGATATTTTTATTGTCAGATGCAATCTGCATAGCTTCGGCTAACTTCTCCGCAACCCTATCGTCCTTTGCCCTTAGCACGTACCATCCCTTAGAATGGTTATAAAACTTCTGCGTAGACACTTCCTGTCCGGTCTGGTCTCCGGCTTTTCCGCCAGAATAGCAGTTTCCGTGTTCATCATGCCTAGCACTTCCGATAATTACTGCCATAGAAATACCTCTTTTCTCAAACTATCTTTGGTTTTGGTAAATGTGATTTCCTTGATTCAGCCGCCCATGCTTCTTCTGCCTTAAGCATTTCTCGTATCTCTGCATCGGGATCGTCCGTATTATGCTTTTCAATAGAATCATAGCAAGTTTCTTTCACGTACTTACTATTACCCTTGCCGAATGTCGCGTCTATTGCGGTCACAAATGCTGACGTTGCATATCTGCCGAACCACATATACATTTCCATGTCGCGTTGCTTCCATTCTGCCTTATATGCATCCACATAAGGCTTAAGCAACTCTGGATTCATCATATCTATATCATCAACGGAAAATCCGTAGCCTTTCGTTACCACAAGGTAAAACGGACGGATTTCCGCAACGTAATATTCCCATGTTAATTCTTGTTGGCTGTCTTGGATGGAGTTTTCTTTGCCGGAGTCCGATTCTTCTTCTCCGTCTCCATCATTTTCGCTAAAAAACTGTTTGACTCCAACTCATTCTCTAATTCGTTGAACAACTCAATACAGTCAATCTCACCATCGTCAATCTTTTCAGAAAGCAGATTAAGCACCTTATTAAACTGCTCATCGTATTTCTCGTTTGTATCGTAATCATATCCAAACTCGTCCTTATGGTTTACTTGCAGTCCTACAAGAAGCATCTTAGGAAGTGTTTCGAGTAACAGTTTTTCTACGGATTCTAAGCTTCCGTCCTGCTCGCTTACCGACTCTGATACATCTTTGATAAGATGTGACTTTAATGTTGGCTTAAAACCAAATTTGATTGAATATTCGCTATTTCCTAAATTTACTTTCATGTTTTACCTTGCCTTTCTGCCCTATATTGGCAAGGGGCAGTGTTGCCACCGCCCCATTGTTGCTTATCTCATTGCTTCAAGTTCTGCTATCGACCGTTCATCCTCGCCTACCGGTGCGGTCGATTGCTCGTCCGATAGGCTTTTTACCCCACCACTGTTACAGTGAATGTTCCATCGTTTTTATCAACGACAGTCAGCTTATCTGTAACAAGCTCTGATGCTGTACTTGGAATAACTGTTACCGTCATTTCAAGGATTTCATCGTTTCCACCTACATCGTTAGGTGTTGCTGTTGCAGTTCCTACATATGCGTACTTCGCTACGCCACCAATACCGTCAGTTCCGTACAGATGGATAATATCAAGTTTTTTATCTCCATATCCATCCACCTTTGAAAGATATTCTTTTTCAAGGTTTCCTGTGATTTCTCTTGAATCAGAAGTCTTAATTCCTTTTTCAAAGGTCTGCTGGTCATCTTCCATCGTGGTTGACTCAACTGTGTTTGGCGGTGATGCAGGGCTTGGAACTGACTTAGCCGCAACCAAAAGATTGTATGTTCCTGCAAAATCGGCCTGTTTTTCCGTGTGCTCTTTTACAATGACACGCGTTTTATAACTTGTTGATGCCATATTTTCTACTTCCTTTCTGCTTATAGCTGATCTAAATGCTCAATGTTTCCAATTACGCGAGTTGCGCGGAATGTAACCGTTCGCACTTGCTTGGAAATTGTTGAGATTACATTTGATACCTCAAACATTTGTTGTTTAAAAAAAGACACCGCGTATGCTGCGATGTCCTTAGTTGCCTTTCTTGAACCTTTGTTTGTAATTGTGATTTGAAATGTTGGGCGAATTGCGTTGATTGTCTTTGCTTCATTAGTCCTTCCGGCTTCTGTGCCACCGATTTGTCTGACTAAAAGTGTCGGGAATGTTGCGGTGCCGCCCGATTCTTCATCTTGCGTCACCTTAATTCCTCTTACCTTGCTCTCCATGTACGATTTTAAAAGGGAACATAAGGTGTCTTCAAAATCAAGTGCCCAACTATTTAACTCATTTTCCACCGAATACCTCCCTTGCAATCTTTACATACTGTTGAATAATCTGTTGTTCCGCATTGTACATAGGCATTGTGGCTTTGATACCGTGGGTATAACGCCATGTTTCGGTCTTATCGTCCCAATAGTACCAACCATCTTCAAAAGCGTGTATTTGTCCCGGATACGTTCCGACACCGAATCCAAGTTCCGGTGCTTTCGGGTTCTCTTTGGAGTTATAAAAAATACCGGCTCCAAACTCTACCGCCAGCAAAGTATAGAACGGTTCCCTATCTTCTGACGTTACCGTTTTTCCGGTTGCAATCAGAATCGCATTTGAAGTCATTAACTGTGGTGCTTTATCCACCCTTACCGTTATCGTGTTTCCTAATGGGGATTCCGATATGTGTTGTATTGCCGCTGTCTGACCTATCTGTGCAAGCCTAGAAACAAGTAAATCACATTTAGCTTGTAAACTATCGCGGTACTTTTCTAATTCCTTTATGGCGGCTTGTATGGACTTAGTGGATAGTGTCATTGAAATAGTTTTCTTTGCCACGCAATCACCTACTTAATATTCTTCCGAAGAAGAAACAAATCCGTGGTCAGTCCTTCGTCTGCAACGCCTTTTACGATGTAATCTGCGGTTTCTGAATCCACAAGTCCATCATCAGTGCGTTTGACCTCCGAACGTTTCCACACCACATCACCGGCTTTCAGTGGCAAATATCCTTTATCCGTGACAAGCTGACAGTATGATGTACTATCATCAATTCCAAATTCTTTCACAAGGGCTTCCGACAGCTTATTGCTGATATTGGCTTGGAATGTCGTAGGTTCTGAAAACCCTTCAACTTCCTCGCCTTTTGGAATCTTGTTGCCTTCGGAATCTAAATAAGGTACAAAGTTTCCATCGGAATCCTTGTACCCTTCATAGACAATATCTCCATTTTCGTCAGTTTGTGGGATGAATACCCTCTGACCGGATTGAGAATACTTCATTTCCTGCTTGTTAATGTCAAGCATTGGTGTTTTCCTCTGGGATTCCGGCAACACTTGTCAGAAGCGATAACACTCCGGCAAGGACTGATGCAGAAAGAACATATTTCCAATCCACCGCGCCCATAAATGCCGCCGTTCCGATTCCGGCAATCGCTGCCTGCGCAACAGTCTTGATTGCTCGGATGCCGGCTTTCTTAGTCCAATCCTTCCAATTCCTCATGGCTTTTATCTCCTTTCCCTATATGAATCTCTTCAATCTCATGTTTCATTTTCGTAACCATTCCATTTCCACCTAACGCATGGTACGCATCATACATCTCACAGAAGTTTTGATAGGCATATGACGGTATTTCTCCGATTCTGGTGTACTTTGCATGGTATTCAATAAGCTGGACGCGCAAAAGGAGCATTGTTCCTTTGCTGTTCGCATCCCTGCTTTTCTTTTGCTGTTTAAGAAGCCAAACTATATATCCAAGCACTATTGGCAGTGCCACAAGATAAGTTTGAATCAAAATACTTTTCATTTGAATCTCCTTTTGACGCACTGTCCACCACCGCTTAATGTGCGCCGCCTGCAACCATAATGGTCACGCTCAATCTTCTTTAATGCCCTATAGGCGATATTTACATAGCTTTAACAAACGGAAATACACCAACAAAAAGGCTTTCACGGTCTTTCCATGTCCGGCTCACACCGTTTTCGGAAAAACTTGCCATGTATGCTTCTCCTGCCTGCGACCGGTCGTACACTGCCAAATTGACCATAATGTTTTCATAGTTCTTAACATCACTGTCAATCTGGTCTTGCGTGTATGTGTCCGGATAGTTCCGCCTGCTGATAATCTCTTTTCTTGCCTGCTCTAAAAGCTGTTCAATCAAAGGGTTACATTCTTTTTCATCAAACACAACTTTATCGGACTTTTCCCCGGTTGTTTCGTCCTCTATCTCTTCTATATGAAATTGTTGTAAACGAATTTTTACCTGTTCGACAAGTGTGTATGACATAAGCGATCTCCTACAGATTAAACTTTGCAATCAGAATTTCTTTCAGTTCCGCGCCACTTGTCGCTTGTGCGTTTTCAATTCCCTGCTCCGCGGCAAGTTTTTGCAAGTCTGCGGTACTCATTCTGTTGATTTCGGTCTTTGTATACCCAACGGAAGATACCGGAGAATTACTCTCCGGCACCTCTTCACCTGCGTTATACCATTTACCATTATGAATCACTATATATGGATATTTCATAGTTGCACCCCCTACTCTTCGCTATGAACCTCATATACGAATGTGCTATCCATATTCTCGTATGATGGAAGAACAACCTCGGAAGCAAATGTTGACATCTTCATAGGTGGTCCGTACTCTGTCTTTGTAGCGACTGTAATACCTGTGCCGTATACTGTTACATCTACATCAGCTACCTGTCTTGCAGTTCTTTCTTCTGGCGTAGTACCGAACCAAGTGCTACCAAGACTACCATCCGGAAGAAGTGTAACCTTGTTGTCTGGGTAGAAGTACTGTTCCTTGCCATCATCATCAATGTACATCTTATCGTAAAGTACGATAGTGAGCTTTGTTCTCTTCTGCACTACTGAAATAACAGTATCATCATCGACCTCAATAGTTGCTGTAAGGTTCTGTGCAAGGATTGAGTTTCTTATCTGTGCATTATCAAGCAAATATTGGAATGTATTGCTGTTCATAAGCGCATATCTAGCAATCTTGCCTTGCTTCTGTAACTTCTTTCTCGCATTGTTAAGGTCTGTAAGTGGTTTTGAATTAGCTGTATCGCTCCACATACTTGTGCCGGATAGCTTTGCGTAATGGTCTTTTGCGTATGAACCATCCTTGTCATAATCGTAAGCATACTGAACGCCATCGCTTACAATAGCAATTACCGGATGACCTGCATTTGTAGAAAGAAGTGACATTCTCATACGCTCCGGTACGACTTCCGCACCGCTTACAAGGTTATTAGTATCGTCATATACGCTTGATAAAGCACTTGCAAGGTAAGGGTCGTCTTCTGATTGAATACGCTCAATTTCAAGCATTTCCTCTTCACCAACTGTCATTCCCTCACGGAAAAATGCCATCTGCGTTTTTTCCTTACTTAATCCACCTCTAGCTCTAAGAGTTGGAATTGTGTCAAAGTTAGATGGTGCAAGCGAAACCGGAAGCCCTTTATGTGTCTTAATCCAGCTTAAATCAAGCCCCTGCTTCTTTCTTTCTGGAAACCACTGTAAACCAAGATAAGGTATCTGATTACTAGCGTTTTCTGTTGCCGATAATGCGATAGACTTACTGTCTAATACTTCATTAATTAACATCTATTTACCTCCTGTTATTATTCAAATACAATCATTGGAAGAGCTGTCTTAACTGCTGCGTCATATGTAACGCCGGAATGTGCTTCCGCTACCTTTGTATTAAGATATGCCTTTTTAAGTGCTACTCCCTGTGGTCTGTCTTCTGTTACATCAAATCTTAAGATTCCGATTGCTGTTGCTGTATTATCAGTCACTCCTGACTTGTTTACCGGTGTACCAGCCTTTACAATCTTCTTTCCATTCGCATCCTTTTCTGTTACCGTTGAAAAATCAAGTGTTAATGGGATTGCTTCATTAGGCTCTCTCTTTAAAATCTGAACATCTCCTGCGTATAAAGTCTTTTCATACTGCATATTCATTTCCTTTGCCATTTCTTACCTCCTGTTATTGTTGAATGTAATGTGATAAAACGTCATTGTTCTTAGGCGCATTAGATATAAGGCTTTCTGCTATCTTTTCAGCATTTGTCTTATTGTCTGCACCAGCTTTATTTCCGCCAGCCGTGCCACCGCCCGGATTCGTACTGCCATTTGCAATCTCCTGTTCCTTGGCTTGCGCTGCGGCGGTCTCTTTTTCGGACATAATCTTTCCAAGTTCGGCTGTATCAAAGCTGCCATCTTCTTTTACAATTGCTTTTGCCTGTTCTGCGGTTACTTTGAAATCGGTCATAGCCTTTTCGCGCAAATCTCTAATAGCATTATTTTTCTGCAATTCTGCAATTTGCTGATTAGCTGTGTCTAATGCCTTATTTGCCTTTTCAAGCTCTGTCAGATTTCCAGCCTGCAATTCGTCAAGCTGTTTCTGTAAACCATCTGCCGTGTCAGCTTTAGCCTTGTAGCCATCAGCTCTGTCTTTCTCTTTCTTTGTTTCGCCATTGACTTGATTCAGATAATTGCTTACCTGTTCATCCGTAGGCTCTGCCACTCCGATAGCGATAAGGTTCTGTTTTGCCTGTTCTCTTGTCATGATTACCTCCGATTCACTACGCTTTTTTACGTTGGTTGCTCAACTTGTGATTTCTCCTATTTCACGCATAGGTGCTAAATTTATAAAATAAAAACAGCCGCCGATTACTCGGTGACTGTCTTATCTTTGTTTGTTTGGCTCTGCGTGCCATCTGTATTCATTTTATTTATCAATTCCTGTGCTTTTTGCTCCTGTGCTTCTACATCATCAATGGTTTTCCACAGATTATCCAAGTATGGCTTTGACAACAGGAATGTCTTTTCCGCATCTCCCCAAAGTCCAACAGACTTAATTGCTACAAGTGGATGAATACCAGCTTGTAAAAGTTGATATAATGTCTGTGACTTTGTGTACATATTGTCTTGCGGGCTATGGTTAATCTGAACATCAAAGTCGCGCAAACTCAATCCCAAATCGTGATCCTGTATACGAATTACATTCAAAACAACTTTCGCAAGTCTTTTTTCAGCCGACTTTACAATTGGGTCTTTCAGTTTGGCTCTCGACTTTGAGAAGTCCCATCCGTTTCTAAGTTCAACGGCTCCCTGTGTATCTCCACCGGAATTATTGTTGTTCTTATTTGGTATGGCAAGAATAGACTGCGCATTATCCCACAAATCATCCTTTGCGACTTGGCACTCTGTCTGGTTCAGCTCCTGCGTCATAATGTCAACATCTGATTTATTCTTCTCATTATTGGATTTTACCGTCAGCGCATGGGAAATCTTCATTTTTTCAAAGGTTTCCGGGTCAATGTCGCAATTTACAAACTTTATCCAAAACTGAACAAACTGCTCAACGCCATCCATTCTGTTTGACTGCATTGTATTGATTGCATCTAATAGTCCGATCACAAGCTCAATATCAGAAATGCGCTCATGGTTGTTCGGAAACTCAACAATCGGGATTCCACCAAAGCCATGCAGTTTCCAATCTCGAACCTCTCCATTTACAATCTTGCACTCGTAAGAGTCCGTGTAGCAGAGTTTATACATCTGTCCATCGGCATCCTTAAGCTCTTGGATTGCTAAAAGTGGTTCTTCTGTGGAACGGCTGTAGATAACAAATGTATTCATTGGTGTTGGTGCGACAATTCTAAATGGCATATCTTCATTTTTTGTAAACTGTACCGCCTTAAATGACGTTCCGGTTGCTGATTGCCACTCTCCTGCCTTAATGTCCTTTTCCTGCTTATTGGCATCGGTTAGATAATCGTTAAATTCATCAACCGCATTGTTTATTCGGTCATCATCTTTCCTGCTGATAAGCTGAATTGGCTCACCGTAAGTCTGACCAACCTTGAATTGAACAATCTCATAGGCATGGTTTTCAGACACCTTATTGGTTATATCCGCATTCTGTACCTTTGTTCGGTACAATACAGGCTGATCGCCCTTGTAGTAGTTCCACAGATACCGAATGACCGTCTTGTTGAAATAAAATGCACCAATGCAATTTCCGACAACATTTACGATATTGTCTGCCGTAATCTGTTCTACGTTAGCATATGCAATTTTTCTTCCATATCTGCCTTTTACAAGGTCATGAAAATACTGTGTATTCATATAAATAAAACTCCACTACTGCAAGCGCGTTTTGGTATTGGCTTTGTTTCAATTTTGCCTGTTGCCACGCGATAAATCACAATATGATTGCATTTTTTACATTTACACGGATGATCTATCGTAGATCTCCCATCATAATGTCCGGCAATTCTTCCACAATCCGGGCAATATATAGTTACTTTTTTCATAGCAACCTCTTTCTTGTAAATAAAAAACACCGCCATTTCTGACAGTGCTTTTTACGGGTTATATGCTTTTGGGGTTGTAGGATTTTGTTTTTCTACTCTTTTAGTATACCATGCAAGTTTTAGGAAATGTTGTGAAAGAATGTGAACTATTGTGTACTTTTATGCACTCTTTCCAAGATAAATCCCGCCGAATTTCTTCTCAAACTCCCGAATAGCCTTCTTTCGGAGGTTCATGATATTTCTGTAGGAATATCCCATTTCTACAGAAATTAAATTCCAGTCCTTATTATCAACATAGTGCGCATACAGGACAATATACACATCTGTATTTTCCATACTGTCAATCTGCCCGATAATAACCCGGCGTTTATCCACGAATTCGCACACAAGTTCTTTTATCTCGTTCTGCAGGTCTGCAATTTTAGCAACAGCACTTCCCATTTTGTCCGGATCTCCGGAAGACTGCACATCAACCTCTTTGGGAGATACGGAAATGGAAGTTGCCATATTGGAAAGTTTTTGAATTTCAGACATTTTGTTTTTGATAACATGATCACATCTATTTATTTGTGAAAGATATTTGTCTGTTGTCATATCCTAATACCTCCTAAATGGGTTTACTGCCGCTTCTACCTTTGCGGTATTGTTTGGGTTCTCTATAAACATTTCAAGCTGGGTTAAACCGTCTGCCGCATCGTCATGTTCATTACCGCCAATACTTACAAACATAGAGAGTTCATCCATAGCCGCTTGATATTCGTCATTTCTGTAATATCTCGTTACTCCAAGATCTGAATCTTTCTTCATTTGATCTTGTGTCGGTCGGTGCGTATCAAGGAATATGAATTTTCTCTTAATATCCCCAGAATATGCTATGATCTTCGATAACTTTTCAACCTTGTTTGGTGCCTTTCTGCTTGTGCATGAGCATTTATAGTCCTGTTCCTGCAACTTTTCATCTACATATTGGCAATACAGATCGCCCCCGGTATTTCCTTCAAACCTTGTCTGCCGAATCTCATTTCCGATAATTCGTCCAACAACAAGAGGAATCGTTACCTCTTTCGTACCTTTGTTGAATACCCAATCGTAAATATAAACATCACCGTTTTCATATTCTGCTCCAATCGGCATTGACAAGCTATCGCCACCGCCCCAGGCAACATCCACGACTCCTATGCGCCGAAAATCTCCATCCGGCAGGATTCCGTTAAATAGTCTCAAATCCGTATAAAGCAATCCCTCGCGGACATATGGTTGCTGCATAAACTTAGCCATCCATTCGGCATTGTCGAGCTTATCTCGCATATCCCGATAGTATTCTGTGGAAAATCCATTGATTTCATACGCGAAATTGCTTTCATCATTTTCATTAAGTGCCGGAATCTTACGGAATCGGTATTGTGGGTCATGCTCATATTGCTTTCTCATGCGCTCCAATGGATCTAAAACGTTCCAAAGAGTACCAACCATCAATTCCCTTGCACCGTCATTTTTACGGTCAACCATCTTGTTTAGGTACTCTTGGTATGTGTTTTCCATTCGAGTAGGACTTAATGAATGCTCGCGATCACGAACCAAATCATCGACATACAAATATCCGTCTTTCGAAACATCGACCGCTCCTGTCCATGTTCCGTCAATACCGCGGCACGTTACAGTTGCGAATCTGTCCGGATCTCCAAGCGTGATCGTAAATTCGTCCGCGCTCTTGTCTGTCGGAAGTGTTGCGTTTGCATATTCCGGATGCCAATAAGCAAAAAGTTCCGCAAATGTATATTCTTCTGTGGTAAAAAGATTCATCAGTTCCTTGTAAAATCCTTTTGCCAAAATACCAGAGTGACCACCCATAGCACTATGGCTGTTTGGTCTGCGCAAAGCCACCCACGCAAGGAAGAAAATACAGATAGTCGATTTACCGACACGCGATGGCATTGACAATCCGTAAAATTTAATCTTCCGGTTTTCCAAATCTTCAAGATCTTGAGCGACTATATTCAGCGTCTTGCGGCGCGGATAATAAAACCGTTTACTCCAATTTCTTTTGCGCTCCATAAAGTAGATGAAGCTCTCGAAGCGATAAAAGCTCTCTAACCGCAAGACTTCATAGAACTGATCCACAAGTTTGTATCCGCCTTTAATGTCGTGATCCTGCGCATATCGTTCAAGTTCCCATATGCTACCTCCCGCATTTTTCTGCGTAAATTCGTTGATTAAAGCCTTTGTTCTTTCGGTTATGGTCAATCCGTAGTCAACGTCTTTTTCTGTCCGAATCGCCACATTGCACGCTTTCAAAAGGGCATCTATTACTTGTTCATCAACGCCTTTTCTCTGTATGTAGTTTTCATATCCATTTACTGCATTGATTAACTGCTTTGAAGCCAAATAAAAAGCACCTCCGCAAAAGCAGAAGTGCCTTGACCTCTGCCTATAACTGTTTTAGGGTAGCGACTAACTCCATTTGTTAGCCGGTAATTGTTTATCTCAATTGTTCAATAACTTTTTCGCAAAATCTTATATGGCTTTCACATAATTTAATTCTTGTTTCATTATCAACAGGAACACCATCAAAACATTCTGCATACATACACTTTTGCGTGTTCGTTATTTTAATTTCTGTCAAAAGCCACTCTTTAGCTTTGTTATCTCCATCACATAAGCACTTAGCAATATCTTTAAAAGGCTGTGGATGTTCTACTCTCTCTAATGCCTTTTCAAAAGTGTAATCTCCTTTGTAATCCATAATAATGCCGACAGCTTCATATTTTCCAAGATTAACTCCTAAAAATCGGTCTGTAACTGTGTTCCATATAACATACAAGTTATCTACATCATCCTGCAATGAAACTATCAGCATATTCTCACTCCTTGTTCAGTTCATCCGCATATCTTGTCATTTCAATCTGTGTTCCGTTTTCGTCCCTTGTGCCGACAGTTACATATCTGTCACAGCCACAACTTGGTATGTTGCCAAGTCTTATTTCTGTTTCATCATCTTTAAATCTGTAACAATCACGCATTTCTTCAATACATTTATTCATCTCTGATATTTTCATCACTTTGCTCCTTAAAATTTTGGAAAATAATAATTATGCCATCCGTTTTTCATCTTTTGTTCTTCGCACCAAGACACATACACATCAAGCTTTCTGTCAAAATCCATATTTGCACTGTATTCATCCCAAGCCTTTTGATTTAGTTTAAGTCTTTGTCCTGTTATTATATAGTCAATTAGAAGATATACACCCAAGAACAAAAATGCGGCTCCTGTTATCGCAAACAATACCATTATTTTCATTTTCAAACACTCCTAACAATTTATTTTAATGCCCTCTGTTAATACGGCGGTTCTATCCTCATTCAGAATCATGTTTCCGTTTTCATCCGTTTTATGCCATCGTGCATCAACTTTAATCATTGGACTTTGCTTTGCATGAGCGATAAAATGCAACTCCATGTCCGTGCAGCTTACTTTTTTGCCGTCAATAAACACTTGTGCGGTTTTGCCATCGGATTTTATCATAATTTTTTCTTCTTCTGGCTCAAATGGTTCGCATTTATACATAGATTTCCAAGAATCTTCATACCACCTATCCATCTCTCCGATAACGGAATTTGCATAATATGTCGGCTTGCTCATAGTTTTTGTTCGGCTACATAAAACTTCTTGATAATTCTCGATAATAAACTCACATTCAGCACCGGTATATTTATAATCTTTATAAAACTGATAAAAAGATTTCAAATTTTTGATAAAATCAACTAGTGTTTTCATTTCCAATGCACCTTGAACCCTTTCTTCTTATACTCTTCTACGGCTTTTTTAAGGCTCATATCGTCCTCATACTTTTCATTCAACATAATCACCACATTGCCTTTTTCAATGCCGTATATGTTGCAATTTGCAAGTTTCTTAGCCGTTCCAAGGATAGCTTTTGCCTGCTTTCGGCTCATTTCATATGTTTTGGTTCCCATATTAACGATCATTTCTCATAAACTCCTCAAAATCTTCCATACATTTATAACACAAGTCGTATGTGGCATTTAAAATACCATTCTTTGTAATGGAATTTCCGCACAGTATTCCTTTTTTAATTTCTGCACCGCACCTGTCGCAAGTGCGCAATTCTTTTTGATGTTTCATAGTAATCCCCCTTTGCAAAATTGGCAAACTCTCCGGTTATTCTTTAAAAAGCACTTCTTTCACTAAAAAAGTAAGTTGTATCTTTTTCATTCCAGACTCATCGTCTGTAATGCCATCTACACTATATATACTATCAACTGGGTTACCATCAAAGAAAACTTTGACATATCCTTTTGAAATATCCAACAATGCTTCTTTAATCATCTTTGCACCAACTTTCTAAGAGCCATAAGTAAAAAGCTGTTTGTATATTCGTTCATTTAACGCTTTTTCTAATTCGTCTTTGTACCTAAATGGACTTAAAGGGCTTTTTATTTCTTCCCTCAATATAGGTGACATATTGTCTATCAAAATGCCTTGTGTAGCACTTGCAAGATTTTGTGGTGGCAAATCCATTAAGGCGCATAACTCCATTCTTTTATGGTCACATTTTCCAGATTTAGGGCAACTTTTACATTTTTCTGCTAATTTACTTAAAGGTTCTGCCATTACTACACCATTTTTCTACCACAGATAGGGCAATAAGCTATTTTCATTACCATTTCAACATTCATATCTTTACTACTACACACCGCAAAGGGCGGACATTTATTCAAGTCGCATGTAATTACAGGCTTATTTGACAACTTATCAATCTTAAATTTGCCATAATGTGTTATGATAGGAAATTTTTTCTCGCAAAATTCACACATATCACACCAACTTTCTACCACAGATAGGGCAAAAATTAATTTTTACGGCTCCTGCAACCTCTTTTCCATCGCTATTGTCGAAAATCATGTTATTTTCAGCTCCAAAAAGAACTAAATTTCCTTTACCATCAATGATTTTCTTTTTGTTACGACAAAAATCACACATTCTTACGCCCCTCCCATTTATTAAATACCACGTTTTCAAATATTGCCGTTTCCACCTTCTCCGGCTGACTTTCTGGAACGTTCCTTGCCGGAATCTGTGTAAATAGGTATTTGCAATAAGGACACCTATCAACTTCGGAGTCAAGTATTAGCATTCCACAGCACAAGCAACTTGTCATAATTCACACCTCAATCAAAGTAAATTTGCGTATTGTTTTTGGAATCTCACGATGCAAAATACCATTTGCATCATAATATGGCTCGATTAATAGCTGATTGCGTTCTACATTTCCTAGATATACTCTACTTGTTTTTCCACCAATCGTAATTTCTCCGAACATTTCACCTATTTCAGCCTTGAATCCGCTTACATCATATGGAGTTTTGCAATAAGGGCACACCTTTTTATCTATTTCTATTGGTGCGCCACAATTCACGCAGTTTAAAACCATATTTCATACCCCAATCATAGCAAAAATCGGAATCCTCGTGAGATTCCGTGTCTTTTGTTTGATATAAATATTCCACAATGTTTTTATCATACTCACACGCCATTTTGTTTAAATAAATAGCGGCACAGGGAATCGAACCCTGTCAGTCAAAACCATGCCAACCGCTTTCAAATCTGCAATTTCTAATCACGGAAGGGTTTTCTGTTTCCAATGATACCGCTACCATCCATAAGTCTCCATTACCGGAACTATTGCAGTAGCGCCCGACTAAGTTGAGATAAGGAATTGATGTGGCGAGGATTTGAACCTCGCAGAAAAGATTTACTTTCTCATAATGTCCCTGAGAAATACTTTCTCTGTATTGCATTTTGCAATAGACATTTCATAGCGTTTACCCATTCCGCCACACATCAACGCCCGATTTCGGGCAAGCGCAGTGCGTAGGATTCGAACCTACAAGGCGAATAGACGCCCGGCGGCTTAGCAAGCCGTTCCAATACCGTTATGGGAACACTGCTTGATTGCAGAAACAGATACTATGCAACAGTTAGTCGGCACCTACTAATAGGGACAGGCGTTATGATTTTCTGTTGTTTATCGGTAGGGTGTTTCCCGGCTGTTTACCCGACTTGTACATTTACGAAGCACCTTGCGCCGCTACCGTATCTTACGCTCTATTTTTATTTCTGCAAGTGGGGAAGAGAGGAATTGAACCTCCAGCGTTTATACCACTTGGGAACTGATTTACAGTCAGCCGCAACACCGCCAATCGTTGCCGCTTCCCCAGAACCGCCATCAGACGGTTAGCAATATGTTTTACGTGCTATGCGTTACACGATCATGCGCCGTGGGATAGACGCATGATAGAATACCACCGGACGGTCTCGCACCGTCCTTAACAGAATCGTCCTAGTGGCGAAAGGAGGAACCCAAATGCTTGAATCACTCAACCAAGGGTTCAAGTACATATGAAAAACATACGTGGCTACATGAAACGTCAGCATGCAACCAATTAGGCTACTGGGATTCGAACCCGGAATGCAGGAATCAAAATCCTGTGCCTTACCGCTTGGCGATAGCCCATCATTTCCAAATGACCATAATATTCATTGCAAAGATCGCGTATGAAAGCAAATAACCAATTGCGTTTGAATTGTCTTTTTGTTTTACCTGTCCTCCCATAAGTCCCAGCATTACGAGGACATCTGTCGCTGTTGCAATAACTTTCAAAGCCATATCAATATCTCCCATCATCAAAGCTGTGTTCCTGTTTGAACCGTTCCATTTCATTCACGCTCATACCGAAGATCCCGGCAGATGAATCAGAGTCCGTATGTTCGAAATACTCGCCCTGCTGTGGAAACATGAATCGGAACATAGCGTAATTTGCAACATCGCACAGGTATTCAAGGTTTCCGGTCTCTTCAAACTTTGCAAGACACATTTTCAAACTTTCAACCGCATTAACATTCCCTGTGGAAAAGTTCATTCTTGCCGGTCCATATTTGTAATACGACTGTTCAATCAAACTTTTGCGCTTTTCATCAAAAGCTGTGGAATACTCGGTTTTCATCAATGTTTCATTCATTGTTTGAATCCTCATTGTAAAGTCTCAATGTACCGTCTGCATTATACATTGGAGTAACTCCGCCCCTGTATGCCCTACAATACATAACCTTTGTGTCCTTATCGTAAAAAATCTCATACTCTGTGTCTTCGCCTATTGTTTCAAGAATGTGTTCTTCAGCACTATTACGGCAGTTATTTGAACTGCATCCAACAACACCTAACGCGATTGGCATACAAAGGATAATTGCTAATACTCTTTTCTTTATTTCAGTTTTCCCCGTTTCTGTTCCCAGAAATCGCATGAATGGTCGTATTCAACGAAATCAGCTACGTAATCGCTTTCTTCGTTTGAACAAACATAACCGTTTGTCTTGACGCATAAGCCATATTTACAGGTGCCACAACATTCTTTACACTCTGCCATTACACATCACCATCCTTGCGGTGTAAATCCTTTTCAACATCAAAACCATCTGGAAATCTTGCCTTTAGCTTGTCAATGTTTGTCTGCATAACATCATCCATTTTAAATCCAAACGCAGTGCATGCTTCTGCAATCATCCACAGGCAATCCCCAAGCTCTTTCTTTATGTGCTGATCGTCGATCTCATGCCCCTGGTACTCTTTCTGCAAAATTCCGGATACCTCTCCAGCTTCGGATGCCAGCCCAAATACGGCGTGCCTAAGCATGTCTTTTTTACGGTCATACGGAATATTGCAAGTCCTCATAGCTAATTTCTGATACTCATTTCCTGTCATATATCATTCTCCTGTCCGAAACACTCTTTTTTGTTTTTAAAATTTTTTTTGGAAATGTAGTTGCGATTCGCAACGTGAAAGTGAATTGTTATAAATTTATTATAGCCTATTTACAGTGAAAGTCAATGGGTGTTATTGTAAGTGGCTTTTTATTTTTTGAGGTATTTAAGGGACTTAGTAGCCGCCCGGTGGTCTTTCTGCCAGACCCCCTCCCCATCCTTTTTCTGAAAACATGGAAATCTAAAATATTTTCCGTTTCGTTTTGTTGTCATTGTGTGAAAATCAAATTGTTTTAGCACAATTCCTATAATGCCCTTGTAACTATTCGCAAAACCTAACTTTTCCGAATAGTTGGCGAATAGTTAAAACGCTACAACCCTTGATATTACTGCATTTGTGAATTGTAGAATAATCACACACAATTCAAACCATATTATTCGCCGCTGTTTCTGTAAATTGTGTATCAATTGCGTGCAATTCTTGGTTCTTTTTCTCGTCCAGTCTTGGCAACTCCTGCGCTGTAATTGCCCTTCTTTGTGTGGCATTATCTCCGATTCCGGGCTGATTCATGCCGAACTCGTTATTTCCCACGAACATAGTACCCACTGGGCTGTTGGAGTCGTACGCACGATCAAGGATGCAATCCTTGCGTGATCGCTGTAATTTTTGCCAAATCTTAAAAGCCAACGAACTTGATTCCTCATCTTTCCAAAGGTCAAACGTTGTAGTGGGTATATTACAAAAATAACTAAATGCTACCGTACTTACCAACTTGCTATACACATTGGAGATGTATATATAATAATCACAAAGCCTATACAATACCTCTCTGTCATACCTGTTACAGTTAGTCGGTATAGTTGCATTACCAAGAGGTTTCAAAGTCTTGTCTTTTAATACCGATGTATCCGGAAATAAATGCATACCAACATACTGCATAACAGCTTTCCACTGTCTTTGCCCGGCTTTTAGTAAATCTTCGATGTGAAATTCTATACAAGCGTTGTCTATTAAATCTTGCACAGTTGATGTGTATATCTGTACTGTACCTAGATCCACTATAAGGGTTGTAAGATCTACACTCTCTACATCCTGCATATATTCACACCTCCAATCTGTTAATCTCTCTGCTTTTGGTATACACTATTTCCAGGCTTAAAGTCAAGGCTTAATTTTTTACAGTGGCATTATATACTTACGCCGCGCGCATATGCGGATATACACTTACTCTACAACCTATAGGCTTTAGATACAGTGTATTATTATTAATCAAAAAAGATTAAGAAAAAGAGAGAGAAAGAGAAACATAGTTCTGAAAAAGCGACGTCAGACGATTGTGTCGTGTTATGTCATACGATTGTCAGACGATTTTTTGTAAAAACTGATACTATTCTATCATTTTGGAACTTGTCAAAGACCTAATGAACCTAGCCTTGTTTATAAAAATTTAAGAAAAGTTTTATAGTTTGTTTACAGTTTTTCGGAGATTTTGTAAGATATGCCCGGGTGCGTTGTTTATTTTTGGATATGACAAAAAGAAAAAGGCAGCCGGAAAAGCTACCCTTTGTTTGAAAATATTCAATTACGTTCTTATTGCTTCTGGACCAACTCGTAAACCAATGCATCAATACGTTTTTCCATTTCGTCAAACTCGCAAGTCTCATTTTCCTGAAACGCTGGCATTAGTACATAACTTTCAAACGCTTTTGTTATGTCGTTCCACTTTCCTCCGGTCGCAAAAGACAAATCCCCATTTTTCAATATTGCCAAGCTATCAACATTCATCTGCGATTCAACCAATTTTCTAACATATACGGAAATCGGCTCACCGCTTGGCAACTTATAATTATCTCCTGTAAATTGCCATTGACTTCTAATTTTTATAATCTTTTTGAAATCATTTCTCTTCATGTTTGTTTCCTCTCTTCCTTGTTAGTATATAAATGTTGTCAAAATATTTTCTTGACTTTTGATTTATTATATGCTATTCTTAACCACGTAAGTTTTGGAAGATTAGGTTTAGTACCTTCAAATTTACGTGACTGTTGCCGGTGGATTATCCACCGGCATTTTTAATATTTGTATTTGCCGGTTTTATCAAAATCTGATTCCCCGATTTCAACGATGCCGTTTTCGGTTTCTCTCATAAATTTTTGATAATATGCTTCCCCGTTTCGGGAGCATATTAATTCGTATAACTCCTTATCGGACAACTCTTTTCCATCTAAGAAATTATCAACTTTTTCATAATCAAGTTCGCCACTCTCGTCTTTAAAACCGGCATCATCAAATGATTTCCCGTATTTTTCCAAGAGTGCCGTATCATAAAGGGGAAAATCTGGATCGATAATTATTCCTCTTCCGTCCAGCGCATCGAAAAGCTCCTTGAAACTTTCCGCTTCCTGCTCATATTCCAAGAGTCCATTCACGCTTGTTCCTTTCCATTTAATCATGTTCTCTTCTCCTTTCGGTGCTTGTTTTCTTGATCTGACTATACTATAGCACACATATATCACTTTTACAAGTGATATTTTATTTTTTTTGCAATTTCTTTTTCAGTTCCAAATCTTCCGGACTCTCTACATATATAAAGATGTCTTTCGGCTGCATATCCAAAAGCAGACAAAGATTATTAATGCTCTTTGCATTTATATTTGTGTCCTCACGTTTTATTTTTTTGAGCGTTTCTTGACTTAACAATCCGCTTGTTTTAGCCATGTAGGAGTTAAAGCCGATGCGCTCCAACGCGTCCCCTACATCAAATCTGTATTTTAGCATTGCGTACCTTCCTTTCTATATAGATTTTCTTAAATCAATCATACTTTTCCTATCTGGAAAAGTCAAGAAAAATATTTCTAAAAAAAGTGATATTTACTATTGACTGTCACTAAATTTAGTGATATGATACAAGCATCAAATGAAGCACAGAAAGCGTGGAAAATAACATGGAAAAGAAATATAGACTTATAACAGAAACCGGGCGCGTTCTTCTTGGCGGAGAGACATACAGCCATAACGCAGCTGAAAGATGGTTTGATGATTTTAATGGAATTTATGAAGATGAGGAAACCGGATCAGAAGAAAGAATATATATTGAGGAGGTATAGAACATGGAAGAATATTACATCACTTACAACGATTATTTTGGTTTTTGCGTTGTCGAAAAAATCAACGGAAACGGCAAAATCGTATTTACCGGATCAATCGAGGATTGTAATAGAAAATGTATTGAATTAAATAGTCAGCAATAGCCGAAATGCTCCGATCTGGAGCGTCAGCCGCGGGATGGTCTCCCGGCTCTGATGATGGCAGACCAGAAAGGAAACTATATGACAGTTGCAGAAAGAAAGATAAATACAGAGGATTTAATAAGCTTTGAGGAAATCGCAAAGAAGCATATAGCCGGGGAATATTTAGCAATCGGTGACAATGGAAAAAGCTATCATGCTTCCTACGTTCCGGAATATGAGCCATCTGGCGTAATGTTCTTTTGCATTCCATCAGATGTTGAAATCTTAGGATATTTAGAAATTATTTAAGTCGAAACCGCCACCCGGCGGTCTGGTGTAGGGTTGCAACCTTGCCACTGATGAGACAAGCACACAATGAAAGGATGGTTGATATTATGAAAACAATTAAATTAAATGATGAAATTTTTAAAGAATTTCACATCATCAAAAAATCAGAATATGACAAGATATGTGAAGATTATAAAAGCACTGCTATTTTCGACAAGAAAATAAAATGCGCTTTTCTTCCCGGATACGGAACAACATTATTTTTTGAAAACATCCAGTTTGTAATTATAAACGACAACGAACCAACAAAAAAATATGCGATTTGGAGAAATCACAATGTTATAGGCTATTGCGATATAACAGAAAAAACCGCAAAACACGCAAACGGCGCAAGTAATGCAAAGTTTTTCTTTGGTTTTGACAGAGTTACAAATCCAGAAAAATATTAGTACCCTCCCGCTTCCCCACTGCTGGTGGCGCAGGTTCATGACCTAGGGGCGGAATTTCTGCAATAACGAAACGTAAACGGCGTAATACGCGCCCTTTTCGCGTGCTTGGTGCATCCGTTCCGGTTCGATTCCGGGAGCGCGGACTACATGGAAATCGGTTTCCATGCGCAAATTGACAAATAAACGTAACACAAGGAGGTGGGAAAGATGGGAAAATATGAGTATATCGGAAAAAGGGAAATCATGCGCCGGGTGTCTGCTCTTGGCTATCCGGTGGCATCCGACAAGCTTTGCAGCTATTCAAAATTTGAGGGCGTGGAATGGGTGGAGTCTGCAAAAATAAAAATAACCTCCCAGCGTGGCGGCGATTGGTTGCAGATCACGCAAAAGCCGGAACGCATAACACAAACTTACAGCCGGTACGACGGGAAAAATTATATTGACAAGTGGTAAAATGTGGTCTATGCTAGACTATAACTACAGCCGGGCAAGCGTCTTCTGGCGTTTGCCTGTGATCGGCTATAACATCAAATATCATCAATGAATTATCTATATATAGCATAATATATGGTGTATTTGTGTTATTTGCGGAATGCCGCAGATAATTGCATGTTTGTTACACGTTTTTGAGAATCCGTGAAAATGGAATCTCGACCCCAAAAACGCTACCCCAGGGGGGGTACAAAAAAATTACGAAATATTTTTTGGGCGCGGAAAAATTTTCTTTCATCAAAAACCCGCCAGTTAGGCGGGTTTTCTTATTTCTTCTCTTTCATTACAATTTCTAAATCAAGCCCCAATGCATCCGCAATCTGTCGCATTTCCTTTTCTGAAAAGTTGTCACGTTTTATTTTTTGCGAAAGATTTTGTGAGCTGGTGTCAATAAGTCTTGCTAGATCGGTCACTCTTAATTCCTTTTCAATAAGCGTATGTTTTACGATTTTTGCAAACAATGTACCGCCTCCTCTCTCTTGACGTGTTTCAATAATATCATAAATAAATTTATTATTCAATTATTTAATTACAAACAATACTTGACAATCACAAAATAAACCGTATAATGTAATTAAAGAGTTACAACAGTAATTGATAAGTTACAGAAAGGGGCACAAATATGGCACAAATAGAACAAACCATCACTACTTTAGAGATTGCAGAAATGATGGGAATGCGTCACGACAGAGTTTTAAGAAAATTGGAAGGACAGGATGTAAGGGGCAAACATACTGAAGGAATCATTGAAATTTTGACTCACCACAATTTAGGTGCGAGTGATTATTTCATTCCATCTACCTACAAAGATGAATCCGGAAAAGAAAACAAGTGCTACAAAGTAACCAAGTTATGATGTGATTTTCTTGCGAACAAATTCAACGGAGAAAAAGGCATCGTATTTACTGCCCGATACGTGAAACGTTTTACCGACATGGAGAAAGCCATAAAGAAACCACAGGCGGCATTGCCGAAAAATGATGACCTATTTGCAGATTGTTACATTTCAAAACAGCAATTGGACGCATCACGCGGAGCGTGGTTCAGAAAAAATAATTGGAAATTAAAAATTATCATGGAACAGTTTGGGTGGACGAGAAAATTTTTATATCACAAGATTCTCGTGGAGCTATCTGACATTTACGACTTAGAACTTGAAGAAAAGTTCTACGTGCAGAGGTTTGGCTATAGACCAGAGTACAAATTGGACTTGTTGGATGGCAGTAAAAGTCTTGCCAGACTTGCGACAGGATATATCAACTATTTATTAACAGAAGAAGGAGACTACTAAAATGGATGAATTTATTAAAATTGTATGTTCAAGTCAGCTTGACAATGAAACCGGAAATGCCTTTGTTGAATACTTCTCACCCTTAACAGAGAAGCTAAAAGGGTTATTAAGTGAAAATTTATATTCAGAGTTCGAGGAACTGCTTTTTAGTTGCTGTGCAAAGAATAATGATTTTTACATGACGGAAGGCGCGAAACTCGCTATAGAGATAATGAAAGGTTCTTACATTCCGAAAGTCTGACACAATTCCGGCGGCGATTCAAACCGCCGGATTTATTTTTGCCCTAGCGCAACGATGTTTTCTTTCGTAAAAATCAAAGACCGCGCCGCATAGTCGCTTTTGCTCAACTCTTCTATCAGCTTTTCCCTGGTCATTTCCGGATTCGTCCGGTGCACGTACTGTAAGAGTTCTGAAATTTTATCCATTATGCAACCTCCATAAGTTCAATCAATAGTCTGTCTGCAATTTCAAATACTTCTCTTCCGTATGTAGTCAAGAAGTCTGCTACAATTTCCTCTGTATCAATATCCATGTATACATTATACGAAAGACAAAATGCATGACATAATTCATGACATAACACACGGTCAAGAAATTTTCCGCGTAGATCATCCGCAAGATATATCGTTTTCGTGTCCCTGTCGGTCATGCCTACCGTTCTGCTCCCATCACTTCTCTGTAGCATATCGCTATAACGCGATACTTTGACCAAATTCCACATTTCATTGTTTATCGTGAACAATTTACCACCTCACAAACAAAGAGGGCAAAATGCCCTCTCTATTACATTTTTGTTACAAGCGTAGTCAGCTTTGTCTTGGTCAACTGTTTCTCTTCTGGGGACATACCGGAAAATAGTTCGGTCACATCTTCCGAAAGAGATTTCATGTACTTTTCGAGTTCTTTCATCTTTGCATCCTTATCAGCAGCGGAATCTCCGTGATGCAGTTCTTTCGTTTCGATATAGCTTCTCCGGCTCATTCCGGCACGACCTTCGCGCCCGTCGTGAGTACCGGTACTCATGCCATTATTTCCGCTCATAGGCTCTGAATAATACATCTTTCCCATACTCATTCTGTCAAGGTCTCTCATTCGGTCGTATTCCGGCATATTTTCCCATTCGTGGTAATCTTCCGGCATCTGATGATAATATGGCGGTTCCACATATCCTCTGCGTGTTCCGCGTCCTTTCGGTGCGAATCTTCCATTTGAGTACCGGTACTCATTGTAATATCTTCTTCCCGGATAATCCCCAAATTCTTCCACCATGCGCATGATTTCTTCATCTTCAGACTTTTTCATGGCTTCAACAATGTTATAGTCTTTGTCAAAGCATACGATATTCTTTGCAATCTCCGTCCAATCCTTGAGATCATCAAGGTTTTGTCCCTCAAAATTCTCAATTCCAATGCCGTCGACGTGGGCTTTCACGCAATCCATAATCTGTTTCGCAAACTTATGCATAATATCAAGCCTCCCTTACTGCAATCAAATTACTGTTCTGTACTTCAATAGCCTGTGTAGATGTATTCTGCACCGCTACTGTACTGCAACAGCCACAAGGTACATCAACGTATGCCTGTGAACTAATATTCTGTAAATTTTGTGCTGCGGCTGGCGTTACGATCATCTTTGTTGACTGCAAAGGTTCTCCATCAACCGCGATTGCAAGAGAAATCTCTCCGACTGTTCCGCCTGTCGGGATCTGAATGTTGCCGGAATACGATACCAAAAATCTAGCCTTGCACTGATTTGTGATACCTCTTAGCTTGATAATTCCACTTCCCTGTCTGTGTACGATACATTTTGTTCCATTTACCGCTGTTTCTGTAAATACCACATCTTCTCCAGCGGCAACGGTTTGTAATGCAATTCCTGTTACTTCCATTATTTTTACCTCTCTTCCATAAAATAAGGGCAAACATTACAGTCTGCCCTTTGGTTATAAGTAATACTGCTTAGCAGACATGATCGAGTTAAACTCAATTAAGATACTCAATTATTTAGTTTTAGCAGCCACAACCGGTGTTGCATCCGCATCCATATGCATAAGCATTTGGGTTAGGTACAACATATGCCGGGATAGCAGACGGATTTACTGCATTGATAATCTGCTGTGTCTGAGCTGCCATCTGAGTTGTAAGTAATGCACTCTGACGATCCTGTGAAGCTGCTCTACGCAGATCATTATTTTCTGCCTGTAAGGAAGAAATTTTTTCATTGCATAGATAATCGAGAATAGCGCGTGTTCCTGCATTCTGACTGTCGATAATGTCTCTCGTGTTGCTGTTCATGGTGTTCTGCAACGCGCAAGTGTTAGTTGCCATGTTGTAGTTTACGCCTTGGATAGCTTCTCTTGTTTCACAGCAGCAGTTAGCAAGCTGTGACTGTAATGCGTTTGTATTCTGCATGTTAGCGACTGTATCAGCATTGATAGCCTGCTGGATGCCGAATCCGGTCTGCAAAATGTTTGTGTTGATGCCATTCATGCCTGTTTGCACTGCATAGAATCCGTCACAAAGTCCGTTTGTAATGCCATCAAGTTTTGACACAACCGCCTGATTATCAAATCCACGCTGGATTTCGCTTCCGACACCACCATTCATTCCGTTTCCTCCGAATCCGTTACCGAATCCACCCCATCCGAAGATGGCAAAGATAACGATAATGAACCATAACCATGAGCCTTCTGCGCCCCATCCATTGTTATTTCCGTTTCCGTCAATGTTCGCTACAAGCGGAACGGATGCACAATTACCTGTGTTAAACATAGAATTTACCTCCATAATTCATTTTTATATACATAATCTTGCAAGAATTAGTATCACATTCCTAATTGGCTTTTAAATGACTCAAAAGCCTTATCTGCGTCAATTCCCTTTTCTTTGCACAAATTCCTAGCCATCTGTTCGATGCCCTTGGAATCTCCCTTCTGCGCCATTTGCATAGCATTGCGCGCCATAGGGTTGCTCATTACGCTGTTATTCCCCATCATTTGTTGTAAAAACTGCTGTGGGTTTCTCATTCCCTGTAACATCTGCATAGGATTCATTAAGACTCACTCTCCTTTTGTGTTCGTGAAGGTTTTCTTTGCGTTTGCGAAGATAACTTATCTTCCAACTCTTCCATCTTTCCAAACAAACAATCTAATTTGTCAGTAATAGCCTTTGTCGCATCATCAGATAGCCCTATTTCGATTCTTTTATCATCACTCGAAGAATCTGCCATCTGCTCGTTGAAAGGCTTGTAAACGGTCTTTCTGATTGTTCCATTGGCATCCCATTGTTTTGCTACGATTGCGCTCATATCCTGCATTGGGAAAAACGCAACGCTTCCATCCATAGGCACATCATTCGCCATGATCGCTGATTCCGACTGCACTACTTTTCCTTGGATTCCAAGAAACTGTGGTTGCATCTGCGGAATCTGTGGCTCTGGCTGTTGAAACCTCTGCATTGGGTTATACTGATAAGCGGCATAGCTTGGGTTTGGGTTAAACGCCATATTCTGATTTTGCATCTGATACATTCTCTTCCTCCAATACTTCCTTGATTGCGTGAATCATTGCTGATTGGTAAACAAGCGGAACCTTTGACACATCTTCTCTTGTTAATATTTTTTCAAGAATTTCATCCGTAAATAACATTCCGCATCCCTCCTATGCTTATATTTTTGCATAAAAAAATACGGTTCTTCCGCAAAAAATAAGCAGAAAAACCGCATAAAAAAAGAACGCTCAAAGCGTTCCAAGTCTACCATTTACAGAAAAGAATCTAAAGCACTTGCGCAGACTCCTTTCTTTTGTGTTCAGTTTTTGAGTACCATTTTGAGTACCAATTTTTTTTAAGACGCCGCAAACACAGTGTTTATGCGACTTTTAAAACAGTCCGTACGGGAATCGAACCCTAAAGTAATTGCCTTGAAATGGCTTAAAATAGCCGTTCTTTCAATTTTTCTTTGAGTACCTTTGAGTACTAGGGACTCATAATGCTTCAATTAAGTCAAGTTCCTGTCTCTTTTCCTCAATTCCGGTACGATCAAAATAATAATGATCTTTTGTGCAACTAATGTCTGTATGCCCCATAGTATCAAGAATTGTGGACTCTTTCACTTTTCCGTCAAGCAAGATGCTTCCATACGTCTTTCGGATTTTGTGCGGAGATTTCACTTTCATTCGCAGTTCGTGTTCACAGATGTACCGCAAACGTTCACGAAAGTTGTAGGATTTCAAACGCTCTCCGTCTCTCTCGAATAGATATTCCCCGAAGGGATTTCTCTTTCGTACTTCATCAAGAATCCATTTGTACTTATTCGGCAATATAGCAAATCGCAATCCGGCTTCTGATTTTGGAAAATCTTTGACCTCATAGTGAAAACCGTCATCATCCCGGTAACGAGTCTCTGTAGAATTGATAGCAACCGTGTAGTTTTCAACATCTTTCCGCTTTAATGCCGACAATTCCCCGACACGAACTCCTGTCTTAAACATGAATAGCAATCCAAGGTTCACAATATCCAAGTGATTCCTTAAGTACATCTCCATGCGTTCCTTTTCATCCGGCATATATACTTGGTCTTTTGCCTTTCGGACTACGTGCTTAAACGCTTTTGGCGATATATCCATGTCTTTCAGCGTGTATGTAATGGAAAACTTGACATACTTCTTCCGCTTGGCATACTTAAAGATTCCATATATCAGCGTCCGGAAGTTTGAGAATGCCTTGGAAGTCATGTTGAAATCATGGATGCTATTTCGTATAAACGTTTCAAGCTCGCATTCGTCTACACTTTTGATTCTCTTATCCTTGATGCCATCAAAGTATCTCTGAAAGTCCATTAAGTATCTGTCATAGGTTGCCCTGCTGATTTCTTCAAGTTCCAGCTTTTGCGAAATCCAACGGTTGAAGATTTCCTCTACTGTAGGGTCATCCCCTCTTTCTTTCCAATAGTCAATGATCTTCTGCTCGACCGCTTCTCTGCGCTTTGCCTTGATTTTACGTCTGCCCTTAACTTCATCCGGCAGATATGAGTACCAGTTCTCATCCTTTCCTTGATAGATTTTATAGGGATTTTTGTTGAGTAATTTTTCTCTCTTTTGCATAGTGACTTGTTTCTGCACAAGTGCTATGTCGAGAATACCACTATCAACGGCATATTTCAACAGTTCTTTTTCATCCAATCAAATACCCCCGTTCTTTCTATTTTATCTTTGATATCTCTTACTCTGTACTCTATCGTTCTTAGTGATAGATTTTCTTTTGTGGATATTTGCTTTTGTGAAAAACCACGGCAGAGAAGAGAGAAAATCCTCTCCTCTTCTTCCGTGAAATTGGCATTTTCTTTTATTTGTTCAAGTTCTGGCTTAATGAATTTTGTAAATTTCATAAGCCATTTCTCCTTATTTTATTGGTTGATATTTAAGTTTTTAAACATAGCACACATAACATCTACGACAATACTGTTTCCGAATTGCTTATACAACTGCGTATTACTGTTTACTGCTGCCATTTTGTCAATATCTTCATCAGATACACCCATCAGCCGTCCGCACTCTCTCGGTGTTAGCTTTCTGATACGATATTGTGTAGCTATATGGCTATTTGCATATCCGTGTGTGCCAGCTACAAGATCAGATATGCCGTTATCAGAAATAACTGTACCGCATTGGGAACCATTGCTTGATATTTGACCGACTTTTTGGATATTATTTTCAAGTAATAAATTGTCTTTTTGCACACTCGTTAAGCAATTACTTGTACCTTGCATATTTACCTCTAATCTCTGCTCCGTTGGGTTTCCTGCGGTTCTATCTGACGGATTGTCTGGATTTCTGCCACGCATAGCAACTATCTGACTTTCACATATTTTAATCTGTTGTGTACCGCCGCCCTCGACTGTTGTGATATTAGGGCAAAGTGCATTTTCGTCATATACTGTGTTTGATTGGTGCTTGCCTGTTCCATTATCCATAAATCCTAACTGCTTCACTTCAAGAATTTTAGGCTCTTGATTTCCACCTTGCATTGTACTCAATGTTTGCCCCCTCATCATAAATTCTGTTGGTGCTCTCAAATTTTGATTCAAGAGAACCTATTACATTTACATCTGCCATAATTACTCCTAAATCATGGTTTTCAGCTTTTACGCATCTTGCAATCGGATATACACCTCTTTAAAAATCTGCTGATACTCCGGTGTATATACTGCCTATTACTTCCATTCAATCACTCCATTCATAGATTGATTTCCAAAACCTTTATAATCCATTGCCATAAGAGTTGTTGCAATATCAATCTGCTTTTCAAACTGCGTTGCTTGATTGCTTAACAACAAGGTTTCCGTCTGACCGCAAGTTTGATATTCCGCAGTCGCATTTTGCTTTGATACAGTTTGCAACTTCTCTTTGCTGCGGCTTATTGATTGTTCCGTCAACGCAAGTCTGTCTGTCTGTCTGTCAAGATTGTGTTGTGGCAATGTGCCGTTGCCAATAAGCTGTTTTATCAGCTTGTCAGCCTTTTCATTGTTGATGTAATACTTTTCATCTACATTATCCTCAAGATAGTCTTTCAACTTCTTTTTGAGTGGTATAGGCTGTGGAAAATCATATGAGTAATTGCCAAGGAACGAAAACATAAAGCATCTATTTCTATTCTGCGCCACTCCATAATTTTTAGCATTCAAATCTTGCCAATAATTTGTGTACCCTAAACTTTCCAGGAAACCCAACCACTTCTCAAAATCATTGATGTTTTTCTTGCCATGTACTTGTGGCACGTTCTCCATGAACAAAATCTGTGGTAATTCTCCGTTACTATCTCTAATTTCTGTTAGTATTCTCTCAACTTCCCACAACAGACCGCTTCTTGTACCACTTCCCTTAGACATTCCAGCTTGTTTCCCGGCAACTGATAAATCCGTGCAAGGAAACGAGTAAGTAAGTAGGTAAGTAAAGGTTTCTGTGCTGCAAATATTCAAATCTTCTGCATGAACCTTTGTTATGTCCATTGTGGGGAAATCCGTACCATGTACTGCGTTATAGCTTGCAATAGCGTACTTATCAAACTCAACAACTCTGTAATGTTCAAACTTAGCGCCTATTCTCTTTAGTGCCATTGTCTGACTGCCGTAGCCGGCAAAAAGTTCTATTAAGCGAATGGGCTTTGTTATGCTGATTGGTTCTCTTGTGAAGTCAAATATGCTCATTTGATTATCACAAGAATAATTTTCAAAATTCATAAAATCTGCCAAAAGGAAACCTCGGTTTTATGTGCGCACAACCTATTCCTTTCTTTGATTTTTAGTTAGTTACTGTGGCTTTCTGCCTGTCTGAAAATACTCGTCATAAGCGTCAACTGTATCACGTATTTCAACCATAGCCATATCAAGTGTTACATCTTTTTTACCCAAGGCTCTTTCTGCATAATCTTTAATTCTCATCATTAAAGCCTGTGCTATTACTATCTCTACATTGTTACTCACTTTGAATCACCTACTTTCTTTTCTCTTAAAATCCTCACAAGACACATCAAACAAGCAACCTACACAGTTAATGGGAATAAGCCCATTATTGTTCTTATAACTGTAAGAATTTTTGCAAACATTACAAAAATCTTTTCCAACATTTGCCTTGCAACTTGTCTTTTTATCTTCCAGCTTTTTCCCGATACTCTCGTTTATCCTTTTGAGTTCCTCGACCTTTTTCTGCAATTCCTCAAAATCTTCAATGAGTTTGTTGTATTTCTTCTTACTTAAAATCTTCATTCTGAATCACCCTTTCTTTTTCTTCTTAGGCTTAAACTTAAAAACATCATTCTTCTGACGGCTTACCATGCTACGATAGCCGTTCATTTTACTGGCTCTGCTTTTACTCATACCTCATACTCCTTCCGGTTTCTCGCACCGCTCAAACTCTATAACCCATACCCAAGGATTTGCATCCCAACCGTAGCGGTCAATGTCGGATTTCTTGATGGTGCTATTCCAAATCCCTATAAACGATGTAATTGTCATGTTTTCATCAAGTCCTCCATTTGTGTGGATATACTTATCTGTTCCTTCTGCCAACGCACTTTCTGCGCTGATCTCCTGCAACCGTTCCACTCTCACATCCGTGACATTAAGCCAGATGCGTGCCGCTTCTTTTGGCATGTGAATGGACGGATGATATATCAGTTTTGATGATTCCTTAAATGTAGGCAAGTCTGCCAGCTTATCATCAGCTTTGTAAATATATGTTCCATCTTCATATCCTTCGCTCCATGTTTCTCGAATATAAAGAATATCTCCCGGTTGATATGGTGGCTTTATGCACTGTACTCCATAACGTGCCGTAGGCTGTGGCTTTACAACTCTCCTAGTACAACTCTTCCGCCCGTCCAGAATTGCCCGAACCATTTCTGTGTTAACTGTGTTAAATAGTATTGGTTTAATTGCCATCTGCTCCACCGCCTTTCACGATTGTAATTGCGTCATCCATTGCCCTGTTCCATTCCAAATCTTCATCAGTTCGTACAACTCTGAAATTGTCGTTTAACTGTTCCACAACCTTGTCCACATCGTAGGCGGTCGGCTGTTCGTCAATCTTTTGTGCCAGCGCATAGAACATATCCTCACTGTTCCTTTGTGTAAGAAGAATATCCATGAACCATTGTTGGTATAACTCTTTTTTTAATTCATCTGCATCAATCAAGCTCATCGTTTTCCATCTCCTCTTTTCAAATAATCAAAAATCTCATGTCCAATCATTGCTACAACTGACAGAATGCAAAAAAGCTTAACTCCAAATTCTGTTAGAATATCTAACCTAATGGCTATAAGTATTAGTAGAAAGAAATTTATGTACGATTGAAACATCATTCTTCATCACTCCAATCCAACTTGCAACCGCACTTACTACAGTAATTTGGTGCATTGTTGTTATTCATTATTCCTATATCGTGACTGACTTTGATTGTGTTTCCACATTCACAATGGAATACAGAAAGAGTATCACTAAGGTTATGGTTAAATATAGGTTTCTTCGCCGTCTGCTTAACCGCCGCCCGGAATTCTTCCGGTGCGCCGATTGCGAGGTACTTCTGAACCTCTTCCATTGCGCAATAACCTTCTTCACAGTTGGAATAATATGAATTAGGCTTTTCGCCATAGCACGAATACAAGGTTTTTAAGGATTCTTTCTCGTAATTCTCTTTTACTAAGATTCCATCCGCTGTCCGCTCTGTTAATCTCTCCATGTCTATTCCTCGCTTTCTGCCAGCTTTGCCATTTTCCAATCGCTTATATCGCCACTTCCGCGCGCACTCCAAGATGTTGCTCCGTATCCCCATGCGTACACTATTCCGTTCTCGTATTTTGCAAAATATCTTTTTTCCCACGAATTTTTTTCGCTATTTCTTACCAAAATCGGCGTATCGACTGCAACTTTACTCCAATCAACAGGCGGCTCAACATATTCTGAATTAAGCCATTCGCGGAAATTATACGTACTACCTTTGCACGAATCTGATTCATAAAAATCACACTCTTCACATTTAATTTCTTCGCAAATTGCAGGCTTTCCATTTTTTAATCCAAACAGCGCTGTGTTTGCCGCAAGTTCTATAATCTCATTTCCATATTTTTCTTTATTCGTCATATTACACCTCCAAATCACATACAAACTTAATCTCATCAGCTAACGTTTCAGCTATCATCGGCACCGTCAACTGAAACTGCTTGTAATTAGCCAATGTGTCGATGTAGTCAATAAACTTGTCCGTGAACTGCTGTAACTGCTTCACAGACAGCTTAAATTCCTTTTTCAGAATCGTAAGCGTGAGCGCGAAATAGTTAAACAATGACGCGCTGGAAAGTCTGTAGGCTTCACGCTCGATACAAAATCCTTTCTTGGCATATAAGACCATTAACTGCCGCTGCGGAATCTGTTCAACTTCTGCCTTGGTGTCAACGCCGTATTTGTCTTTCAGGTAAACAGCCAAGTCCTTTCCGTTCTTCCCGCCGCATGATGCTTCATCCAAGTAAGATTTCAAAAAATCCTGCAACCGGATGATTCTTGCCTGTCCGAACCCAAATTTGTCATGCAGAATTATGTACCCAATCACGACAAAATCTTTGTATGATTTTGATATAACCTTATCAGAATTTCTCTTTTCAAAATCATTTCGCCCGATAATCCGCATTTCCTGTTTTGTGTAAAATGTTGGCTTTTTATTCCGTCTCAACGCGTTACTCATTTTTTGTTTTCTCCTTTCCGTACGTAATCTCCAACCATGCAAAATGGCTCAATACAAGCTGTCTTGCACGTTCTTCGATTTCCATACCTTTATATTTTTCAATAAGTTTTTCTCCGGTTTTTACAACTTCGTCCCACCAGGAATCGTTGTTGTCTGGCGCATAGTATTTCTGGATGAACTTCCAATAATCCATGAATACCAGCCATTCTTCCGAACCCTTTTCAATCTTTGCACTTGCCATAGCTGCTACCTCTAAAATGGACAATCGCCATTGTATGGCTTGAATCCGTCCCCGCGTTCTTTCTTTTTGATTTCCGCAACAACATCATCAAGTGGTTTTTCGATTTCAACAAATTTCATATTTTCGCCAATAAACTGTAATGCTTCTTTCATAAGTTCGCCCTGCCGTTGCTTTGCAACTTTCAACCCTTTATATTCTCCGCTTTCATCCAGATTCCATAAAAAGAAAATATTCGATGCGTCCTGCTCAATATCTCCGGATTCTCTCAACTCTGACATTGTAGGCTCTTTGGTATCTCTGCCCTCTGAAACTCTGTTCAACTGCGAAAGTGCGATAACCGGAACATTTAGCTCCATTGCAAGTGCCTTTAACGCTTTTGAAATATCTCCGACTTCTGATGATCTGTTGCTATACTTTCGCTCTGCTTTAATCAACTGCAAGTAATCAATCATGATTACATCAAACTGCTGGTAGCGGCTCACTGCCTTGATTTCTCCTACGGATTTTGAACCTGTGGAAATACTCACATCATAATCACACATTTCATCGTTTGCCTTGTTGAATTTTTCTTCTTCATCTCCAAGAAATGCTTTTGCTCTCCGTACACGCGTCAGGCTTATTTCAGACAATCTTGAAACGAAACGTTCGTAAACCTGTTCTTCTTTCATCTCAAGATTGAAATATCCGACTTGAAGTCCTTTTTCTGCCATTTGTCCGATCATCTGCGCTACAAATGCGGATTTTCCAATTCCCGGCCTTGCACCGACAACAGTCACGTCTCCGCCCTCTAAACTTCCGATGCAATCATCCAATTGGTCGAACCCTGTTTTTACGCCGCCCTCTCCAACGTGTTCGTTGAAATATTTTCCCCTGCATTCCTCGACAATCTGCTTCAACGACTTTGACCGCACTTTCATGTTTTTCTGCAATTCTTCCAACCTTGAAATGCTTTCAGAAATAGTCTTGTCAATGTCTCCCGGTCTCAATGAAACTCTCTGATAAAGACTTTTGACCTCTCTTGCCTTGAAATCATTCATCACGACTTTGGCATACGCAGGAGCTTCAACCGATGTCGGAGAAGATTGTAAACAAGACATAACGACTCGCTTATATTCATCTTCGCTGTACTTTGGGTTGGTCAGCGATTGTGCAAGGGAAAGAACTGTGATTTCTTCGCAATTATCTCTCATTGCAAGCATTTTTATGAAAATGTCCTGTCCTATATCATCGGAGAACATATATGGCTTAATATCCGGTATTCTATCGAGAGAATCAGAGGATATAAGTACGCAACCGATAAGCCCTTGTTCTGCTTCTGTCAACTGTCATCACCTCGTTTCTCTGCAATCTGCAACCAATAATCGCAATCATTTTTCAGCCAATCGACATATTTTGGAATGTATCGAAAGTCCTTATCGTCCGGGTTCTTTTCTTGATAGTCACTCAAATATGCTTCTGTGGCTTTGTATAACAGCCGCGCAATGTCCGGTTGGTTGTCTTCGATAACTTCTAGCACTTTATCCATCCAAGCCGTTTTAGAGGTACTGTACGCTGTTTTCTTGGGGTATATATTAAAAGTCTTTTTCCATGCATCGTCAAAATCAAACAAATCTCCAGAATCGGTCGACAGCGAATTTTCTTTTATATTTTCTTTCTCTTTATCTTCTTCTTTTTCTTCTTCTTTATCTGAAACAGCGACGTCAGACGATTTATCGGGCGATTTTTGCTCAATCAGGTTCTTCTGCTTCTTTCTCCGGTTCTGCTGGTATAGCCTGTCGCGTTCCTTTTTCTTCTCATAAGCGTCAAGCGTTTGATGCTTATTCCAATTCGGAATCGTTATCACGTTGTCAACGACTTCAATCATTCCAAACTCTTCAAAGGTCTTAAGCGCAAGCCTTACCGTGTTCAAATCTCTGCGGAAAATGGTGGCAAGCATTTCATCTGTGAATGGTAGCTTATTGCTCATCATAAACACACCGTTGTTATTCTGTTTTCCGGCAAGAATAAGAAGTTTGAACCAAATCGTAATGATGCTATCCGCACTTGGCATACTCTCAATCAGCAGAATCTTTTCATCATCAAAGACATCTGTTGTGATTTTAATCCACTTGACTTCTGCCATTTAATCACTCTCCTTATATGTATTTCCAGAAATCAAAGCCATAAACTTCTCAAACTGTTTCTGCGACACCTTATTATGCTTCTTATCGTCTCTAATTTCGATTTTAAGGTGCTTTTCAGCGATATGCGATAATTCCTTGGCAAGAGTCTTTTTACCTTGTTGTACGCCCTGCATATAGCCTTTAGGTGCTTTTCTTTCTCCTATTGAGCCACTAGCACGATTTTCTCCTTGACCGCCTAAGCTGACATTTCTAAGCTGATAGCCTTTATCTGCGTATAGCTTGATGTAATATTTCTCTTTTTCGTCAAGCTGGCTTTCGGGAAAATTCAAAAATTCAACTCGCCAACCATAAGGATTGTCGCTCTCGTTGTACAACTTATGCTTGCGTAAACTAAGGTCTATGTGTTGTTCATAGCCTGTAAGGTGGCTACACAATCTGCTGATTATATGCAGTGCCTGCCCGATATACGCATACCGGAAACCATTTTCATCCTCACGAAGTAAGAAGTATATTCCGCTTTCATCATTCAGTTTCGGATTCAACGCAAGCCACTTCTGTTTATTTTTGGCTTCGATGGCTTTTGCCTGTCTAAATTTCTTATAATCCACCCCAATCACTTCCTCTCCAATGGCTTCATGCTCATTTGAGCCACAAACTTTCCGTAGCTCATGCCGGAAGCGCGTGCCATATGATTCACGGCCTTTATTGCATCATCCTTTTTCTTTGGCTTTATCAAGCGTTCTTTAACGTCAATGCTAATGCAGTCTTGGCAATTAAACTTGTTTTCATCTATCGTCATAAAAATTCTGCCACATTTCGGGCATATTCTTGTATACACAATTCTTCCAGCCTTTTTAAAATTTCTAAACCGTGCAGATCTTTTGGCGCATTTTGGTCTACAGTATTTTTGATCTGGTCGCTTCGGCTCAAATTCAGCCATACAGTATTCGCATAATTTCAATTTTTACCTCCAATCTTTTGTAAGGGCGGTACGGTAAACGCACCGCCAAAACATGGCTTTCAATAAAGTTTGTGATAACTATTCGCCAAACAAGATAGTTTCTTTTAGGCTTTCGCCAAGGTGTTTCAACCTAATTATTCATCAATTGCTTCGAGTTCGTAATCGTGTAAAGCGGCATACTCATCTAATCTGTAATCGGGAATCTGTTTTCCCGGAGAATATGCCGATTCTTTTGCGCAATATGGCACATCATTGGTTTCTAATGCAACAACGATTTCTCCCGGTTTAAAAACCCATAATCATCACTAATAACTCTGCACTTTGTTCCTTTTTCCATGCTTTCTCCTTTCAGAACGGACAAAGGTTCATATCAACCTCTAACCCTTTGTCTGCAACATAAATATTTGCTCCATATTTAATTTTTTCTTTCGTTCGTTGTAGGAATAACGCGGGATCTCCGCTTGTGTCCGATAAGTGTATTAAAACGACATTTCGTAAAGCTGGGTTGTCGTTCGTCTGAATAAATTTAAGTGCCGTATCAAGGCTCATATGACCTCGTAAACGGTGTTCATAGTTCGGTTCATTCCGATCTACCAAGTCCATGCTATAATTGGCTTCGACCATGATATGCTCAACCTTTATGCCGGAAAAGTCATACTTGCAATATTCCAAGTCGGTCAAGAATAATAGCTTGCCCATTTCCTCATGCTCGATTAAATAGCCGTAGCACTCGATTTCTGTATCGTGTGGCACATTGAAGGGTGTTACTGTAAAACTGCCGATTTGCCTTGGTCTGCGCGGTGGAATGGCTATTGTACGCTCTCCTGTAATGGTTTCAAGTGCGGTCTGTGTTTCAAATGCCGTATAAACCGGAATGCCGGATTTCATGAAATCTTTTATGTATCGTGCATGGTCTCCATGTTCGTGGCTCACAATGCATCCGGAAACATTTGCTATTTTCCAATCAATCATTTTCTTAAAATCAA